TTAAAAAATAGTATCTAATTTATTGACCAGTTTATCCTCCATATCTTCAGTAGTATGAGAATAGATTTCCAAAGTCATTTTTGCATTTGAGTGCCCAACTCGATCCATTATTGATTTTATTGGGAGGCCAGACTCTGCTAAAAACGAAATATGAGAATGCCTAAAAATATGGCTAGATAAGTTTTTTTCTATTTTGGCCTGTTTTCCATATTTTTTTAATATCTGTATGAAGCAAGCTATTGTTGTAGGTTGATTCCATTTTTCAAAACAGAAAATATAATCATCGCTTGACAATGGCTGGAAACGTTCGCTAAGTCGTACTATTTGTCTTTGAATAGCTTCTATGACACTCTCTGATACTTTGATTGTCCGTATTGAATTTGTAGTCTTTGGTAGCGTCTTGATTTTGTTTACTGAATCAAAATTACCTGTGATCTCAATTTTGTTGTTTTCGAAGTCTATATTCTTCAGTTGTAAGGCAGTTAACTCACCATATCTCATACCAGTTAATGTCAGCACAAGAACCATATCAGCGTACTTTTGGTGATATTCTCGACGATTAAGGACATCGACAAGTGCTTTTATTTCTTGCATGGTGAGAAAGTTGTTACGCTTTTTTTCCAGTTCTTCTAAAGTCTTTGGTTTTTGAGGAATCGTAGTATAATCGACCTCGTTGTTTTCAATGTAAGAGTATTGAACAGCGTAATTAAAGATACCTCTGAGCCTATGCCGTACTTTTTTAGCTGTAATATATCCGTTGCTTTCAATAATTTTTTCAATAGCCTCTTGAAGAAAACGCCTGTCAAGATTAGCAAGTATGGTATCGGATGGTATGACTTCCTTCATCTTCTTATCAACTGATTTACAATTATGTTTTGTTGATTCCTTTACTGTTTGCGCCCATGATTTATAAAAAAGGTTATAGATTTCTTCAAATGTAATGCTTTCTACTTGTTTTGTGCTAAGTTTTTTATTTATCTTCTCTTGCAACAAGATAGCAGCTTGATTTCTTGCCTGGGGAGTTTTCTTCTCCATGGTTACTGAAACTTTTTTTAATTTCTCAGTATATGGATCTTTGTATCGCTCAAAAAATTTATATTTGCCGTTTGGTAATTCTTCCATCCACATTGATTTTAACCTCACTTTTTGATAAAATGGGTATAGTAAAAAGGGCTTTTTAATGCCTTTTACTATACTGGATATCCTCACACTCAAAGTTTGGCGATGGCGAGTGTGAGGATTTTTTGTTTTTATAGTTATTCTGATGAACTATCCTATCAATTCATAATATTCGTCAATTACCATCAATTCGTCTGTGACTGTTCTAAGCTCATGTTTTTGCATGAACTGGATATAGTTGAAAGATTGATGGTCGTCTGATAGTGCAAGTTCTTCTTCTAGCAACTTATGAATCATGTGCCTATTAGCCTCATTCTCGCACCTAGTGTGGTTATTTTTATATAGTGCAGTAGAATGTTCCAGATGTCCTAATTCGTGGTATATGACCCGTTTTTTTGCGTTTTCGGACAGTTCACGGTTTATAAAGATAATACTAATCTCTTTGATGTAAACTCCAGGTCTTTGCCAAAGTTCATTATCAAAGTAAGCGAGAGTGACACCGTGTGAGTCTACTAGCTCTTCAATAGTCATAGGCTATCATCCTTTTTGTGTTATTTTGTTGTTAAAATGGTTACGATGATTGCTAGTATCCCCAGTAAAGTACTAACTAACAGTCCGATAAACCAATACATGAACTCTTTTTTGTTTTTAGCTTGCTCTTCTAATCTCTTATTCTCTTGAGTTAGAAACATAGTCTCTACACGTTTCTCGAAATTATCAAATTTTAAATCAACTTGTTCAAATTTTAAGTCGATTTTTTCAAATCCGCTACGCATTTCTTGTCTGAGTTGATCAACTTTTAAATCAATTTTCTCGAATCCATGCTGGGTGTCAGAATTAATTTTATCAAGTTTTAAGTCGATTTCAGATTTGCTGTAAGTATCTTGTGACATAATATTTTCCTCCGATAACATTTCTGACTCCATTATATCATGATTTTGTATGGGTACAGTTTTCGATGAAGATTTAGAAGCGTAAAGTGAAGAAACTTTGGAAGGGGTAGGTTTGAAATTATCTTGTGTGTCCGGCATTGTTTACCCCCACTTTCCAAAATGATGATAACTATATGCTGTATCTACTTCCTGACCGTTTTCGTCCATCAAGACGAAGAAAAAGTAAAAATCGCTCGGCTTTTCTATCGTAAAATTAAAGCTAAAATTTCCAGTGGCCATACCAAAGCCGTCTTCAAGTAGCACAAATTCTTGTCTCGCAATATTTATTCTCGTAGCATGTACAGGGTAAGACGTGCCATTAGGGAAGTGGGCAGTTAGAGACAAGATATAATCTGTTTCAGGTCTTAGATTAAAGAAGTCTAGAAATGCAACCAAAGATGTCGAACCAGGAAACATATCGAAATTGGTTATTGTTCCTAGCAATTGAGCTGTTTCAGGATTGACAATACTGATTGCTGTCATCTTTTCTCTGAACGGATTCTTCTTCATTGGAATGTTCGTCATACTATCTACCTCTCAAATAAATCTCAATAATGTTCTGAATGGCATCGATGTCTTCTTCTGTAAGTGGCTTGCCATCGAAGGTCTTGGCATTCTCTGCCATTTTTCGGAGGTCGTCAGATGTGTAACCTGCGATTGTATCATCACTTGCAATAGTCGGATTATCTGTGCGACCAAGTAAGTAGTCTGTAGATACGTTGAAGTAGTCAGCGATCTGTTGCAATCTTTCAGAGTTTGGGGTTTTCGTTTTTAAAGTATAGAAATAATTGGTACTATATCCTAGACTTTCTTCTAGTTTTGTTAGAGGAATCCCTCTTTTTTTAGCTAATTCTTTAATTTTTTCTAGCGTTGAAAACATTGTTAAATCAACCTTTCTAAGGGTATCACAAAAAATATTTCTAAAATTCTAGAAAAAAGTATTGACACAATCTAGAAAAAAGTATAGAATAGTTTTTGTAAGTAAGTTACAACTAAAAAAACAACTAAGAAATAAATTATAAAAATGTTTTGGCGAACGGTATTTATAGTTTTATTAGTGTTTTTGTTATGATTTTATTTTAGACTTTATTATAGACTTTGTCAATAAAAAAGTACAAAAAATAGTTACATTTTTAGTTGTTTCTTATTTACAAATAAGTAAAGAGGAGGAACGTGCTGATGGTAAGTATTCTTAAAAATTTAGAACAAGAAAAAGACCACCTTGAAAAAGTCATTAAGGTAGTCAGCGCTGGTGGTAAATTTCTGAGATTGCCATATCAAAAAAAGTCACGCTCGATTAGTGAGAATCTGAAATTGATTTCTCAAAATCTTGATAAATTGAGCGAGCAAGTTCAACAAACCACGAATCAGCATTCATGATTTCAAGATGACGAAAGAAACCTGTTTTGGTTTCCAGTTCAGAATCGTGTGCATAACGTAATATTTCTCTAGCAAAGATGGTTTCAAAATCAAAATCTTTACCATCATCGTAGATGTCGCGTTTGCTTGCTTTGAGTAAATATTCTTTAAAAGTCATAAGGTTAACTCCTTTCTGCTTATATTATAGCAGAAAAAGAAGAAAGAAAAAGAAAGGAGAAAATATGCCAGATATCGCAAACGGTCGCGAAAGAGTTATTGCTTTCTTGAAAGAGAAAGGCATTAAAAAAGCAACTCTAGCGGTTGCTTACGGCTTTAAACGACAGGAAGTGACAAACATTCTAAGTGGAACGACTAAAGGTCCACGAGCGAACAGTTTCATTCTTCAGGTTATTGAAGATTATGGGATTGAGTAGGAAAGATTTGAGGAGTAGGAAAATGAGACCAAGACGATATCCGTATAGTGGGAAAAAAGAGTCCACCTTTGTGAAGGCAGACCCTGAATTGGTAGAAAAGATTCTAAGAAACACCAGTTTTCTTGAGCATTTACAAGTTGTGTTAGCAACGAAACTGTAGTTTCTGTGCTGAGTTTATGAGCGACAAGAACGCTATAGAAAATAGCTTCTCTAATCTCTATGTCGATTGGATATTTTTCAAATACTTCATCCAACATATCTTTGATAACCGGAATAGCATCGTTGATAATGTCTTGAGAAACTTGTAAAACATCTTCTTTAGTTAATTTAGACATATAGTTTTCCTCCTTTCTGATGGAATTTTGACTAAAACGGTGAGAGGTCCTAGTCAAAATTATTATAGCAATTTAGGAGGAAATTACATCAGTCTTGAGGCTGATATAGGAGGTTGAATGGAAGATAAAATCATTGAACTTGCTGATTACTTCATCAGCGAGAACACAACGTACAGAGAAGCTAAGATAGCGTGTGAGAAGCTATTGAAACAAGTCAGCCATGAGATAGAACTCAGGGCAATGGAAAGTAAAACAGTTTGACGACAACGCAAAAAAGCACCTGACGGCAATCAGGCACATGACAAAATTATTCAAGAAAATTATAACACGAAAGGAGCAAAAATGGAAGCAGTTGAAATTGTAAGAATTAAAGATGTGATTATTGAAAAAGTCTCTGCTAATGATGAAGAGTTAAAACGTATCTTTGGATGTTCAAAACGACAAGCAGGAGAGCGAAGAAGAGAAATGCAAAAACTCCCTAGTCAGCAAAAACATCTTTTGGATAGTGGACAACTTGTAACGATTAAAGGTTTCTATGAATACTTGCAATATCGTGGAACTAAAGCTTGGAAAAAAGAAATGGAAACAAGCAAGAAAATGAGGTCAGCAGGATGAACCTACTATCAAGAATCAAAAACTATTTTTCGGAAGAGGTCAAAGAAACTAATCTCGACTGGAAAGAGGTCGCTTTAGACCTCAATCAATCACTAATTGAAACACAGGAAAAACTTCAAGAAGCGAATCAAGAAATCGCAGACTTGAAGAAAATCGTAGCAATCTACAAAGAAAAGGAGAAAGAAAAATGATGGAATACATTTACCTGGTAATAATCGTAGGAATTGGACTATGGTCGCTAGTAAATAAACTAGATGACCACGCTGAAATGAAACAAAAAGAGCGCCAGCTGATGGCAAACAATGTCGCACGGATGAATCTGAGAAATTCAGATAAGCAATTTACTTATGATGTAGAACCGCCTGAAGGGTTGAAATAAGGAGGAGAAACATGACTCAAGCGGAACAAATTAGGGAATATTATAGAGAGCACCCTGCTGCCTCATGTGATGAAGTGGCTGAGGTTGTCGGTACAACAAAAAGCAACGTAAGTGCAAACCTGGCCAAAGACATCAAGGCAGGCAGATGCGTTCGCTTGGAAGATAAGTCATACGACTACTCGCCTTACTATAACCATACACAGGCACTCACTGAGTTGGTTGATTGGAAGAATGATACTAGACGTGAGTGGGTGGATATGCTGACAAGAGCAGCAGAAAAAGAAACGGATAGCAATGTTATGCGTTTGTTAATCAAAGAAGCAAATAAATTGATGAAAGAGGTGACGAAGTAGATGGTTCGAAATAAATTGACAGATTTAACCAATACTCTTTTCGCCCAGTTGGAAACATTGGACGATAGGGATCTTACTGCAGATGAATTAAAGACGGAACTCCAACGTTCAAAACAGATGGTCGCAATCTCAGGTCAAATCTTACAAGCAGGTCAATTGGCGCTAGATGCTGAAAAATTCAAAGACAAGGTAGGTGAAGTCAATGCCCCGATCGCTTTGCTGGAAGGATGAGTATACAGAGTACATGCATGAGATATGCCCTGGCCGATTAACTCCTGAAGTAACCAGGTTACTAAATGAGAAATTTGGTACGACCTATACCAAGACTCAAATAGGAGAAGTACGCAGACGTTTAGGGTTACCTGTTGGAAAAGTCTATCAAGGTAAATTGTTGACAAAAGAACAACATGATTACCTTGTGTCAATCCAAAAAAATAAGATTTCTCGCGATGTCGCAAATGAAATGAACCTAAAATTTGGATTATCACTGACTGAGAAACAGATTAAGAGTTATCGAAGAAATAATAATCTACATAGTGGTTTGACAGGAAGATTCGAGAAAGGTCAGACTCCTCACAATAAGGGGAAGAAGTACCCCAATATGCCAAAAAACAGCGGGCAGTTCAAAAAAGGTAATCGACCTCCGAATTATGTACCTGTCGGTACTATCAACTACACAACAGACGGTTATCCAAAAGAAAAGATTGGAGAACCTAATCAATGGGTTTTGAAACACCGCAAGGTTTGGGAGGAACATCACGGGCCAATACCAAAAGGGCATTCGATTGTCTTCTTGGACGGTGATAAAACAAACTATGATATTTCAAACCTGGCATGTTTATCTAAAAACGAAATTGCTAGAATGAATCAAAATCATTTATTTACGTCCAACGCTGATTTAACCAAATCAGGTATTGGACTAACAAAACTCACAAACAAAATCAGAGAGGTAGAAAAAAATGGCTAGTTTATACGAACTGACAGGTCAGTTTCTGACAGTTTATCAAATGGATATTGATGACGAAACAAAAACGGACACACTTGAGGCTATCGATTGGCAAGAACAATTCGAACAGAAAGCAGAAGGATATGCCCATGTTATCAAGAATCTAGAAGCCGACGTGGCCATGTACAAGGCTGAGGAAGAGAGCTTCAAAGCCAAGAAACAGGTGGCACAGAAAAAGCTGGATTATGTAAAGGATAACATTATGGCAGCTATGAATGTCACGGGGCAAACCGAAGTTAAGAGTGGTGCCCTGATTATAAAAATTGCTAAGAATCCAGAATCAGTCAAGGTCAACGAAGACGACCTTCCGAAAAAATATTTTACAAAAAAAGTGACGCTTGCGCCGGACAAAAAAACACTCAAAGAGTTGCTTAAATCTGGCAAGAAAGTCAAAGGTGCGGAACTTGTCCGGACAGAAAAGTTGGTGATTAAGTAATGGAATTGATGAATAAAACACGAGTAACAGATTCACTAGCAGTTGTGATTGGACCAGAATCGATTGAAGTACTTGTTACTGAAGGTTTTCTATTTGATGTTGCGATTCGTTTTGTAAAAGTAGACGAAACAAATCTTGATCAAGGAAATGAAAAGCCAGTATTCACTCCGGAATACAAGCTGGTCACAGTTGCTAAATACAAGGAAAAACCTATCTTTGAATCGGAGGAAGATATTCGAAAATTTGAGAAGCAAGCAAAAGAAGTTAAATCGCTATTTGCCTTTGCAAAGGTAAATAAACAAAATTGGTTTAACACTGCCCTTTATCCAGGAGTGCTAACTGAGAAAGTTGGTGTTTGATGAAAATTTTAGCTATTGATCCAAGCAGTAATAAAATTGAAACCAGCACAACAGGAGTTGTCTTGTTGGATAATGCAAGATTAGTTGATAGCTGGGTTGTCTCTTATGGTATGAGAGGTTTCGCTGATTGGTTTCACGAAATCGGAACAAATCTTGAATTCGATGTAGTTATTGTTGAAGAATTTAAGGCGAGGGATAACGACAAGTCGAAAGATAATAGCGTGGCAGAAACCATCGCCTATATCCAACTTTGCTATCCAGGTGCCATTCTTCAATTCAATGCAGGTTACAAGTCGGATATTCCAAACGATCTTTTGAAAATCTTAGACCTTTGGAAATTTGAAAAAAGTCATCATCAAGATATTCGAGCAGCAGCAAGACTTGGATTATTTTGGGCAATGAGAAATGATATTGAAGAAGTGGTTCATGATATCGGAAAGGTGGTGAGTGAGTATCACAATAACGCTAAGAAAGTGGCAAGCTGAAGCGATTAAAAGAAGTGAACATTTATCTAATGGAATCTTTTTAGAGGCTCTTGGGGGCAGAGGTAAAACGATCTGTGCACTTGCTATTGCAAAACATAAAAAAGCTAAAAAAATCATCATCACAAACAATCGACTAGCTATTCTGAATGGTTGGATAGATGCAGTCAAGTTTATGAATTTTGATAAAGATGTTGAGATTATCATTCAGACAGATAGATATCTTCAAAATCAAGTCAAAAAGGGGCATAAATTAGATTGTGATGTGCTGATAGTAGACGAATGGCAGAATATGTCTTCTGACAAACAAGTGGCCTTATATCGCAAAATAAAGCGAAAATACACGATAGGTCTTTCAGCGACACCAATCCGGAAAAAAGGACAAAATTTCTATCCGCTTGAAAAAACGGTATTTGGTTGGGCAACCCCAAATAATAAATTTGACTGGCAAAAGACTCATGGGAAAATGGTCTATGATCCATTCAGCTACTCAAAAGAGAAGTGGGAAGATTTCAGGAATTATGAAAGTTATATCTCAAACTTGCCGAACTTTTTCCGCTGGGAAGACATTGAAAAGATTGAGAATGCAGTTGAGAATAACGGTTTTGAGATTAAGTTTTACCAAAAGAGAGTCGCCTCTGGCAATCCAGAAAAACTTGCAGAATTTAGAAAACTAAATCTTGTAACAGTGGACGGCAAAACTGCAATGGCCAAGCAATCGTTTGGAAGAAAGACCTTTGAACGCTACCTTAATCAAACAGGCGTAGCAGTCGATTTTCCAAAATTAAAGCCAGTAAATGCAGATACGCCATTGATGTTACAACTTGACGGTTTAATCGAACGAGCACCACACGATATGTTGATTGTCAGTAAATCTAAGCAGATTGTCAACGTCATTAGCGAGCGCCATCCTGAAATTGGAATCTGGACGGGCGATATTCAAGAAGGACTTTATAAGAAATTCGTGGTTGCTACTAGTCAAGTGTTAGGTGTCGGAGTAGACGGCTTGCAACACAAATACCAAACTATTGTCGTATTGGATCCAGTAGAAGAAGGTTCTGGAGAATATGATGATTATCGACAATTGCTCTGGCGCATAACAGGAAGTCGTCAGCAGCATGATGTAAATGTAATTGAATTTTATTATAAAGAAAGTTAAAAAAAAGAGGAAAACAAAATGAATAAAACAACTGAAATGATCGTATTTCGTAGCCGTAAAACTGGAGAATTTCTTAATTCTTACAAGGACAGAAGTTCTTTAGCATTTGCAGCTGACTTTTGCAGCTTGGAATATTGTTTGAAGCTTCCTCGTAAAAAATACGAAGACAACAAAAAGACTTACAAGGCTCTTGCTGCAGCTTTTGACTGTGAAATTGTCGCAGTTGAAGCGGAATACAAATTGACCTATCCGAATGGATCAGAAGTTGAACCTATCAAGCGTGACCGTTCATCAATTGAGGACATGATTAAGGATATTATTGGAGGGGTTCTCTAATGGCATTTACACTTCCAGCAAATAAACCACAAGTTCCTAAAGATACCCCACGAAATTTTTTCATCTACGGTGAAACCATGAGCGGAAAGTCTTATCTTGCAAATGAATTCCCAAATCCAATCGTTTTGAACACAGACGGGAATGCAGAAGCTAACACTGTTCCAAGCATTCAGCTGATCAATGAAAAAGATGACAAGGGACGAATTACCAATTCAGTAATTAAGCAGCTTGGAGATATCTTGCTTGCTCTCCAGACACAGAAGCACTCTTATGAAACAGTCGTTATTGATGTAATTGACGATGTTATTGAAATGATTAAGATTGCAGTTTGTGATGAATTAACCCCAGTTGGTAAACCTCGCTTGAAATCCTTGTCGGAAATTCCATACGGCAAAGGATACGACTTCTTTAACCAAGCTATCACAGAATTAGTCATTGACCTCAAAGCATTGCCAATGAATGTTATTTACATCAGCCGTCAGGTATCTGAATATGATGACAATGGCAATGCCACCAAAGACAAGCCAAGCTTGAAAGATAAGTATGTCAATCTTATCAATGGAAACTCTGATTTGATGATCCACACTGAAAAACTCGGCAACAACTACAACCGTGAGGTTGACCGCAAGCGTAAGACCTATTATGCGGACCAGGTTGATGACAAGGCCATCTTGAAAATCTTGGCAACTATCCGTGGGGCTGTTGAGCCTGCAAAGGGCAAGCTAGCCCCTAAAAAAGAAGCAGCTAAGACAACTAAACCAGCTAAGACCGAAAAAACAAAAGAGGCACCTAAGAAAGAAGTTGACTCTGATGATGAACTATTTTAAGAAATAAAGGAGAATACACATGAGCTTACTAGATATCGCAAAATCAATCAAAAAAGAGGGCTTTGACCCACGCAAAGACAGCGCCAACGGTCCTGCACCAATCCCAGCTGGTACTTATCCAGTAGTCCTGAAGAAAGCAACCTTCAACGTATCGGACAAAGGCTGGGAAAGCCTTGGTTATCAATTTGAAATCCGTGGCGGTGATTACAGTGGACGCTCTGAATTTGCAACATTTGGCACACTGACTGAATGGAACGGTAAGAACCTTGACTGGGCAGTTGAACGCACTATGAAATTCTTTATCAAAGCCTTGGTCCTTGCTGGCGACAGTATGCAAGGAAATGAAGAAGACGGTAAAGCCTTGGAAGAGGCTCTAAAACGTAAGGCAGTTGGCTCTTACTATAACCTTGTTATCTCTGTGACTAAGGGGAAAGATGGCCGTGAGTTCCGAAACTATGACCTTGAAGAAGAAGAAGCACAACCGCTGACTGAAGCTGATATTGATGACGATGACCTCCCTTTTTAAGAAATAACAAGTTCTGGGTCATTGATGAAACTGATGAGGAATTTGGTCCTTTCACGACAGTAGAAGAGGCTTATACAGCTATGCTAACATACTTGGATATGACTGAAGCCGAATATCAGTCAAACTATACGGCCCAGGAACTTGTTTATATTTACAAAGAGGAGAAAAAACCATGTCGTCGATGAAAGAATACGCATTACAGTACCAAAAGTTAGGGTTCTCAGTCATTCCAATCAATCCTAAAAACAAGATGCCTTTGATTGATTTTGCTGATAAGCCAGCCATGACTCCATCTGAGATTGAAAACTTTTGGGACGGCTACCCTAATGCAAACATTGCCCTAAAGACTACCAACTTCTTTGTCATTGATATTGACAAACACGGCAAATCGAACGGTTTTGAATCGCTAAAAAAATGGAAACATCTAAATTTAATCGAACCGACACTGCAAGCTAAGACGGCTAGTGGCGGTAAACATCTATTCTACTTCAAACGAGAAGATGAGCCGATCACTCAGATGATTGGATTCTTGCCTGGTGTTGATATTAAGGCTCACGAAAATAATTATGTGTTAGTCGCACCCTCTGCCACAGATAAAGGGCAGTATGAGTGGGATCTGGAAAAGTCTAAGGAAGGTGGCACGATGGTCACTCCTTCAAAAGATTTAATCCAGTCTATAAAAAAACAGTATGGCGAAACTCACGGTTATAAGTATGATGGTAAGGACGGTCTTAGGGATTTAGTTAGACGTTCACATACTAGAGACCGAACACAGACTACAGATCTCTTTGAAACCATCGCCCTTGGTTTTGGTGATGAAGGTGGACGAAATGACAAACTAGCAAAATTCGTAGGTGGTCTCTTATATCGTGCGGTCGACGATGGTGTAGTTGTTCAACTTGCAAGATTAGCAAATGCAAATAGTCCAAACCCTTTGCCTGAAAAGGAAATGATGCGTACTATTGAAAGTATGATTAAAAAAGATAGGAGGTGATTGTGATTGGTAATGTAGTAAGTATTGACTCACAACCTAAGATGATAACGACTGCCAAGGGAGACATCAAGGCCAACAGTCCAAGTAATGTGTTGATGTCTTTCAAAGCTGATGATCAGTTGAGTATTTACCTAAAGCACAACGATTTTTCCCAAGAGCATGAACTCCTTAAAGATATCAAGATCGGCAACACTCTTTTTAAAAAAGGTGAGCTCCCTTCTAACTTTGATTCAGTCGTAAAAGTTTACTTTGAAAGTGTGTTAGGTGTTGCTTTCTCAAACCAAGCGATGCTTGATGGCATGGAGACTTTCTTTTCAGAAAGATCATACAATCCAGTTATTGAGTATATGGAGAGAGCAACTGAAAAGTGGGACGGCAGAAACCGGATTGACCGCATGCTTCAAGTATATCTCGGCGCTGAAGATATCCCTTTAGTTTCTAAAATCGCTCAAATGTGGCTAGTTGGTGCAGTTGCTAAAGTTTATGATCCATACGTTAAGTTTGACTATGTTCTGGATCTGGTTGGTGGACAAGGAGTTGGGAAAACGTCCCTCCTTCAAAAATTGGGTGGCGAATGGTATACGGATGCCGTGACTGATTTCTCTAATAAAGATAATTACGACATTATGTTAAAGAGTCTAATCGTCAACGATGATGAAATGGTGGCCAGTAATCGGATGAGCTTTGCTGAAACGAAAGCCTTTATATCAAAAACTAGCTTACGGTATCGTAAGCCCTACATGAAACGCACAGAAGAGTTTGCCAAAAACTTCATTATAGCCAGAACTACTAACCAAACAGAATACCTGAAGGACAAAACCGGAGAACGTCGATTTCTCCCGATTATGGCAGATAGCAGGCAGCAAAAGAAACATCCAATGGAAATCGATCCTGATACAATCGAACAAATTTGGGGCGAAGCCGTTACAATCTATCGTGCTGGTGCTAATTTGATGTTTGATGAAAATACAGAGGATGAATTGAATATCTACCGTGAACAGTTCATGTATCGTGATGAAGTTGAATTACAAGTGCTTGAATATCTTGATATGCCCGTCCCTGAAAATTGGCAAAACTGGTCTATTCAGCAACAACATCAATACACAAGTAAATATTTCGATAATAGTAGCGACTTTGATCCTGGAAGCAAAAAACTAGATAAGGTCTCAACTCGTGAAATGATGTACAACTTATTTATGAGAAATTCGAATGACAGGAAGCTGTCAACGAAGATTAACATGATCATGGATAATCATCCTGATTGGAAAAAAAGTGTTTTCCGGGCAGGAGGTAAAAGTACAAAAGGGTTCGTAAGAGTGAAGAATTCGGAAAAAACTAATCGGTAGCAATTTAAAAATTATCGGTAGTCATCGGTAGCAGTTGAGGGGGTAGATCGGTAGCATTCTACCGATAAAATGAGACATCGGTAGCACATCGGTAGCAGTCTAACCCCTTGATATTACTGACTTTTATTTAATATTTATATATAATGCTACTCTTCTACCTATATTTTTAAAAAAAGTATATAAAATAATAGTAATAATAAAGAAAGCCTATAAAATAGGGATTCTTGAAAAAACTTTTTATTTTTTTAGATTTTATCGGTAGCACGGTAGCAGTTTGAAAAAAAGAGGTAAAAATGTCATACACAGTAACACTATATTTTGACAATATGGTAGACGAAACCCACTTTTTTAAGAAAGAGGGTGATGCTGCAAAATGCAAGGCTCAGCTCGAGAGCAAGTATCGAGGTGATCGAATGTATAAAGTAAAGATGGAGGAGATGGAGTAATGAGTTATGATTTGGAAATCTTAGCGAAAATAGAGAGTGGAGATTATATTTGTATTGCTGAACCTAGATATAGTTCTCCGACCTACAATCTTGGAAAAATGTTTAGGGTGGCTATGGATTGGGATTTCGACCAAGGCACAATTTACAATGTTGCTGATATTTTTGAAAATATTAAACGTGGCATAACTGAATTGGAAAGGCAACCTGAAAAATATGTACAATATGAACCTGCAAATAAATGGGGAACGATCAATGATGCGTTATATGTTTTGAGATCGTTAAGGGACTGTATTTTAGAACAAGATATTGATACGAAATATTTATATGTGAGGTGGTAAATTGAAACGACCAAACAGATACCCGTACACTAAAAATCAATGGGTTGAAGAAACCGTTGATCACTATACTTATAAAAACGATATTTGCTATACAAGTCACATTTTAGAAAATAGACTTACTGGAGAAATTAAGGACAAGGAGTTGAAGTAATGGAAGAGTTAAAGCAAAAAGTTAATGCAGTATACAACTGGACGGTAGAAGACGGGAAGCCGCAACCCCCCAAGCAAGATTTACCACAAGCGGTGAAAGACCGGGCGGACTATTTTTGGGAAATGGCAGAAGATGGTATGACGTTTATGGGAGCGATGGAATGCATATTCGCTGATGAAAAGCCTACAGACTATGATTTGGGAGCTACTAAGGATTGGTTGCCAAAATCTAAGGAGTTTGATGATTGGGTTGGCTATTCGCCAGGAATGTCTCAGGTAGTTATTGCAGTTTATTTGATTTATAGAGGAAACTAAGATGAATGAGCAGGAACTGATTAAACGTATCGAGGATTTGCCTTATACAGAGGGGCCTATCGCAGATACAATCGAAATTAATAGAAATTGGATATTGAAATCAATTGAACAGCTAGCCGAATCCGAAATAGGTCACGCAGATGAAGCTCCACGCTACGTAAAGAACATACTAGCACGATTGCGAGAATTGCCATTGCATGATAGAGAGGTTTGGTTAAAGGCTATCATGAGCGAATTTGAACAGGATTTTAGCCATGCAAAATGGCGAGAGGGCTACGAGCAAGGTAAAATTGAGGGTATGGTTGAACGTGAAAAAGTCATAGTTCCGCAGTGTGTGGCGGAATATATAGAATTTAAAAAGAAAAACAATTTTCATGTTTACGGTGCAATGAGAGTAATTGAAGATCATTATGATAAGAAAGTTCCTGATTGGTTTTACGAAAATAACATCGAAAAATTCTGTCTTGCTTGGCTTAACGGCTACGAGGTCGAAAAAGAGAAGCGGTATTTTGTTAAGATTAAAGGGAATATTAAAGGAAATATGTTGGTTTATGGAGAACTTTTGAAAAGGTATTTCTTTACAAAAAGCTTTAGTTTAGACGATGTTATATATTCCCACACCCGTAAAGAACTAGAAGACGCAAACTTCGGCTGGGTGTTTGATTGTGAAGGAATTGATATAGAGGAGGTGGAGTGATGAGCCTTACGCTAAATAGCACAATTGGAGACTTAGTTTTGGCAATCGGAGAAATTATCGTTGGTTCTGATGGTAAAACCACTACAGCGATACTGGAGATACCTGATCAAAGCTTTTACTTAGAGATTGAGCGGAGGAGGTCATAAATTGAAACGATTCATAGCTATCTGGATTCTGCTATCTGCTGGATTGAATATCTGGCAGATGGACAGGATTGCAGAACTAGAAGAGAAGAAGTCAATGGTTATCTATAAGGCAGATAATACAGGCGCTGAGATATTCGGGCGTGTCCTTGAGAAAGGGCGACACGGGAAGCTATACACGCTTACGATTCGTGATTACGGGGTGTTCGTGGTTACGAAGGACGTGTACGATAAAGTGAAAGTTGGGGATGAGGTGTTACTATGACAGAAACTATTAAACTACCAGACTATTATGAGCCTGATTGGAAAAATGCAAGGTACGGGTCGTTGGAAGAGCTTAAAGAATTGTTGCTCTTTAAGCGTATTGTGAAATGGGATAAGGACTTTTTGCTGCTTGAAGACGGCACAAAGGTCACTATTGAAATGTCTGAAAGTGATTGCTGTGCCTCAGCAGGTGGGGAGTTCCAAGATGTATCACTTGACGCTGTGATTACTAATATTGAAATTGGAGAACCGGAAGAAATCCCCGACCATTGGGGAACTGGTTATAAAAACAAAGTAACTATCTTCCATAATCAGAACCCTGTAGCTATTGCCAATTGTGAAGCAGAGCATAACGGCTATTATTACAGCGTATGCTCTTTAGTGATTGGTGATATTCATTTTCCAGTTGTTAATGCTTAGGAGGATTTAACATGACACCAAGATATAGAGCGTGGATAAAAACAGAAAAACGTATGTTTTTTTCAGATGACATTCTTGCTATTGACTACGAAAACGAAGAAATAGTGACACAACAAATTTATTTTGAGAATGGTTTACCAGACGATAGAGATATCTATTGTTATGATTTTGACGAAATCGACCTCATGCAATCAACAGGACTCAAAGACAAGAACGGTAAGGAGGTTTTTGTCGGAGATATTATCAAATGCACAAGAGGATGCCTTCACGAAGTCTATATAGAAAAAGAATATGGAGGTACATTTATAGGCGGAATGCCTTCCATATATCTAAAGGGATTGCTAAGTGGATATGCGTGGACGGAACATGAGGAAATCATCGGCAACATCTACGAAAATCCAGAGCTTTTGGAGGTCAACGAGTGAGATATTTTAAAATCCTATGTATTGTTTTATTCGCATCCTTACTCGTAGCATGTCACCAGATTTCGAGTGGGACAGTGGTAGATAAGTACATCGATGAACCTCACACAACGTTCATACCTGTTATTAATGGTAAAAGTTCGGTACTTGTGCCAACCAGAACCAAAAGAAAATACATTCTGGTCGTTTCAGGATTTGCAGGTAATAAGCAAATTGAAGAAACATTTGAAGTGACAGCAAATGAATACAAGCACTATGAAATTGGCAATACTTTTATACAGGATGCCGTTTTAGAAAATAAGGAGGAGGATAAATAATGAGACCAAAAAAATATCCGTATTCAGGAAGAAGAAAAAAACAAGATACATCGTCGCCATTATTTTCTACACGACCAATTTTTAACGAGATTCCAATTGTAGAAGAGGTCAAAGTTGATCTCGGAGTTGAAGCTAATGTTGGACGTTCTTATCCAGAAATGTTAATACATTTAGATATTTCTGGATATGGGAATAGAATACATTCTGTACATCGTTTCCCTGGTATCTTCCTTACTGTTGGTGAGTCAATCCAACTAAAGATGCTTTTCTATAAAAGACTTAAAAATTTTACCGCAGATCGTTTTTTGACCTTTAGAGAATCTGACTGGAAGTTCTTTATACGTGGCCTGGTCAACGAATTTGTGCATAAAAAAAGCCAAGACACCCTCTGTCTCAGCTAAATTCCTATTAAGATTATTATATTACAAAAGGAGATAGAGAGTGAACAAGGCTAAAGAGCTATTGAAAGAATTACAAGACCTTGACATGGACATCCAAAGCCGTATAGATGAAATCAATGAACTTGAGGCAGGTTTGCTCTCAAGTCCTAAGTGGTCAGATGTCAAAGTCAAAGGTGGACAAACTAGAAAAGTTGATGATGTCTATACTCAGCTGGTAGTGATGAAAGAGGCTATAGAGCAGGATACTAAAGAGGTTATTAACAGAAAACTTGAACTTGGTAGAATGATCAACAGGCTTAAAAATCCAAAGAGCAGGTCTGTCCTTAGAATGACTTACATTACTAAAACCTACATTGAGGATATTTGCGACAATTTGAGAATTAGTAAGGCAACTTATTACAGATTACGCAAACAGGCTGAGTCCGAACTAGAGGAGACAATCATAGACAAAGTAAGCTAAAGTGAGTGCGCATGAAGTTTAAAATCTGTTAAAATGGTAGTATCAAGAATTAAGGGTAAGACAGTAAGCCTTCCCTGACATGGAGAGTTGGCAGAGTCAGGTTGAATGCGCCCGTTTGCTAGACGGGTGGTCGCCTATGTGCGGTCCGTGGGTTCAAATCCCACACTCTCCTTTGAGTATTTGTGTCCCATAATGGGGTAGGCAGTAGGCTTAGCATTCACATATCACTCATTAACTTAAAAATGGTTGCGGAGCGACTAGACCTTGCATGGTTGCGTAGCTACTTATATCCTAGGTAAGTTATAAGCTAGAGGGTTTGATTCCCTTAGAGGTTTTAAACGACTACAAAAAATAAAAAAAGAAAGCATTTCAAAATAGATTTCTAATTAACACGCAAGTCTGTAGTCTGCTTGCAGTAAGAACATAGCTCAAGTGGTAGAGCGGTAGATTTTTAATCTATTGATTGCAGGTTCGAGCCCTGTTGTTCTTATGAGAGGTCTTGAAAAGGTCGCACATCGTGTGGCTTTTTTGATTGTTTGAAAGGTGGTGATGGAAAATTGAGTGGATTGAGAATAAAACAAAAGAGATTTGCAGATGAGTACATCATCTCAGGTAATGCGACGGAAGCCTATAAGAAAGCAGGTTATCGTGTTTCTAGTGATAGAGTGGCAGGCGTTGAAGGACATAAGTTACTAAAGAATCCTAAGATTAAAAGTTATATAGATGAACGGTTGAAACAGCTTGATTCTGAAAAAATCGCAGACCAGCAAGAAGTCCTTAGTTATCTAACCTCGGTAATGCGAGGAGAGACACAAGAACAGACTTTGATAAGCATCGGAGAATTGGGTCAAACGATTACGGATATTAATGTTGGAGCAAAAGACAGAATCAAGGCAGCCGAACTATTAGGAAAACGTCATAGGCTTTGGACAGACAAAGTAGAGGCAGACGTTTCTGGGACGGTGGTGTTTGCAAATGAGTCAGACATACCAGATTAAACAAAGTGATATTGTAATCGACCTACCTAAGACAGTAGGAGCTGGATACGGACAGTTCTGGCGCTCAAGAAATCTTTATCGTGTTGTAAAAGGTTCCCGTGGTTCGAAGAAGTCCAAGACAACCGCTTTGAATTATGTTATCCGTCTTTTGAAGTATCCCTGGGCCAACTTGCTTGTTATTCGTAGATACTCGAATACCAACAAGCAATCAACTTATACGGATTTTAAATGGGCGTGTAATGTGTTGGGTGTGACTCATTTGTTTAAATTTAACGAGTCTTTGCCTGAAATAACTGTAAAAGCGACTGGTCAAAAAATCCTATTCCGTGGTTTGGATGATGAACTCAAAATCACATCTATCACGGTCGATGTCGGCAGTCTTTGTTGGGCATGGTTTGAGGAAGCATATCAAATTGAGACTGAAGACAAGTTCAGTACAGTAGTTGAGTCAATCCGTGGTAGCCTAGATGTACCTGATTTCTTTAAACAAATCACAGTCACATTTAACCCGTGGAATGAGAGGCACTGGCTCAAACGTGTGTTCTTTGATGAAGAGACTAGCCGAGCTGATACATTCGCTACTACAACCACTTACAAATGCAATGAGTGGCTTGATGAAGTCGATATTAAGCGTTATGAGGACTTGTATCACACAAATCCAAGGCGTGCGAGAATCGTTTGTGATGGTGAATGGGGAGTTGCTGAAGGTTTAATCTATGAGAACGTGACCGTCAAGGATTTCGATAAGGATGAATTGCTACGAGATTCAGCTAATAAGTTATGTATCGGTCTTGACTTTGGTTTTACTCACGATCCAACCGCTTTGTGTTGTTCGTTGATAAATGACACGACGAAAGAGATTTATGTCTTTGATGAGGCGTATAAAGTTGGGTTGATAACAAAAGAAGTTGCGAAGATGATAAAAGACAAAGGTTATCATCGTTCACAAATCGTTGCCGATAGTGCTGAATTGCGACTGATTGAGGAACTAAGGTCAGAGCATGGTATAACTCGAATTAAAGAGAGTCGTAAAGGTAAGGATAGTATTATGGCTGGCGTATCCAAGTTACAAGGATACGCTATTTATGTGCATCCAGATTGTAAAAACATCATGGATGAATTTTATAGCTATTGTTATCAACAAGACAAAGAAGGGAATTGGTTGAATAAACCAGAAGATAAAAACAACCACTTGATGGACGCTTTGCGTTACAGCCTTCAATGTATCGAAGGTGGAAAAGCAACCGTCCGCAGACGTTCTGATTATGGTCTATAGAGAGGAAAGACATGTACCAATATTTAACCTATCCACGGGATGGATATGATGAGGGTTCTTTGAAGAAAGACCTGATTTACAAATTGATAACGATACATAACACTGAAAGCTCACATTTGAAGAAGCTTAAAAGCTACTACATGGGTGAGCATGCTATCTTAAAACACACGAGACGCAACGTGAACGCACCGAATTACAAGACGGTAGCCAATCATGCCAAGGATATCGCAGACACGGCTACGGGCTATTTTATGGGCAATCCTATCAAGTATAACAATACTGCTGACGGTGATATCGATGAACTACTTACAGCCTTTGATGGTGCTGAGATTGACCAAGTAGATGCTCAGAATGCTTTGAACATGGCTATCTATGGTCGTGCTTACGAGTACATCTATGCTAAAGAGGGTATGACTGAGTTGGATTCAACTAGTATTGATCCAGAAAATACCTTCATGGTCTACGATGATAGTATTGAGCGGAAGCCTTTGTTTGCGGTCTATTACTATGAAGTAAAAGACGATACGAAAGACACTACCAAGTACCAGGCTGAGGTCTTTACCGAAAATCTGCACTATCACATGGTGCTGAGAAGTACAGATTCAGGAACAACTCAGAATGAGCAGGTAACCCCTCACAACCTTGGGCAAATCCCAATTATCGAATATCGCAACAATCACTTTGCGATTGGCGACTACGAGCAACAGATTAGCTTGATAGACGCTTATAATTCCTTGATGGGTAATCGTGTCAATGACAAGGAGCAGGCAGTAGAGTCTATCCTTGTCTTGTATGGCACACAGTTAGCAGACACACCAGAAGATGCTAAGGTAGCGATGAAGATTCTTTCTGAAGAAGGTCTTTTGGAATTACCGGGCGATAGTGCAAGAGCTGAGTTCTTGAAGAACACGTTGGACGAAAGTGCTACTGAAATCTTGCGTACAGCTCTTAAAGAGGACATCTACACATTTAGCCATGTGCCTAATTTGACTGATGAGAATTTCGCAGGGAATACATCAGGCGTAGCCATGGAATTTAAGCTGATGGGCCTTGAGATGATTACTAAGACCAAGGAAGCGAACTATAAGCGAGGATTGCGTCAGCGTATTGCGATTTTTGCTCATTACTTGGGTATGAAACAGATTGCATTAGAGTCTCATTCAATCGTTCCACAATTCAGCCGTGGTTTGCCTAAAAACTTGCTGGAAATCTCTCAGATTGTGAACAATTTGGAAGGTAAAGTGACCAATAGGCAGCTTATTTCTCTCTTGCCGTTTGTGGAAGACCCTGACGCTGAACTGGAAGCCTTGGAAGAAGAAAAAAAGAAGAACATGGAAGACATGCCGATGTTCAACCAAGAAAACACGAAACCCGAAGACGAGGTAGAGGATGAAGAATCAGGAGTATTGGGCGAAGAGGAAAGCCAATCTGATTTACCAGCAGATGGACAAGGCCGAAAAGCAGGCAGACCAGTTCGATAAGGTCTATCAAGAAGCTAAGACTTACTTGGATAAGGAAATCAATAAGATTTTCGATAAGTTCCAACGTGATTATGGTCTAAGTCAGGTAGATGCTAGACAAGTCTTAAAGAACATGAAAGACAAGAAAAATCTGAATGAACTTCGTAAGGTGCTTGAAGCAAGACCGAATGATCCAAATATCCAAAGACTACTGGCTGACTTAGACAGCCCAGCTTATTCTTTCCGTATGAAGCGTCTAGAACGTTTGAGTGATGATTTAGACCGTATGCGTGAATCTATCTATCATTCAGAAAAGACAGGCTCAGACGCCTTTTATAGCGACCTGATGAAGGATAGTTACTACAAGGCTACCTTTGACCTGCAGCAGCAGACAGGACTAGCATACGGCTTTTCTGGGCTTCCTGAGAGCGAGATTAAACATCTACAGTCTTTCAGTTGGGTAGGTGACGGAAGTACCTACTCTACAGACATCTGGAAGAATACGGGGAAGCTTACTTCTAGCATAAAAGATGAACTACTTATGAGCCTCATGACAGGCCGAGATACACGAGAAACTGCACAAGCAATTGCTGAGAGGTTCAATGTAGGTCAGAATGATGCAAGGCGTTTGGTTCGGACGGAATCAGCCTTTTTTCATAACCAAATGGAACTACTCAGCTATGAAGAAGCAGACATAGAAAAGTATATCTTTGTGGCCGTCTTAGACAAGCGCACATCACGCATTTGTCAAGAACATGACAATCAGGTCTATGATAGGGATAAGGCTGTCCCTGGTGTCAATTGTCCACCTATGCACCCTTGGTGTAGGTCTACTACTGTCGCATACGACGAGGACGCAGACTACAGCAAGTTGAAGCGCAGAGCAAGGAATCCAGTGACAGGTAAGACCGAGCTGGTGCCTGCTGATATGACTTATAAAGAGTGGTATAGCAAGTATGTTGCGAAAGACGGGGAAAAGGTGTATAATCAAGATACAAGAGAAGCCAAGGCGAAATTTTATAGCGAACAACTATTGTCCAAAATTTCAGGAGTTGAGCCAAAAATTACAAGTGATATGCAACGTATCGCAGGAGAAAACAAATTGGCAGGTCTTGAATTTAGGAAGAAAACAGTTGAGTCGTTATCACGTAAAATTATTGCAGATAGCCTAGTTGAAAATATAAGTTTGTCAAAAGCCGTGAGTAAGATTAATGACGCCTTAAGGTACACAACTATTTTCGATTCCGATACTTTTACAGAAGAGTATTTGAAGATGAAACAGAAGCTTGTCGCAGAAGGTTATAAAATTGTAAAAGTAAAAAACACTTGGTTAGTAGATGGACCATACAAAGGTGTGAATACAGTCGTTGAAAAAGATGGTATCAACTTTGAAATGCAGTATCATACTCAGGAAAGTTTCGACTTAAAAAATGGTTCATTACATGAACTCTATGAGAAGTATCGTGATACGAATACATCTGATCTAGAACGCATGAAATTATTTAAGGAAATGCTTGATTTAAGCAATGGGCTTGAGATTCCTAAAAATATAGAGAGGGTGAAGTGATGTGAAAGATATTAAATACTACCGCACAACGACGAACAATGCTCAAGTACTTCGTTTGATTGATGGTGTCATGCAAGTTTTTGACATTGAAAAAAAGTGGGTTAATAGCATAGATTGGTTTAATAAAATCTTTTTTAATGACTTTACGGATTTTGAAGAAATTTCAGAAAATGATGCATTTACTTATATTGACAGGATGGTAGCGGCATGATTGATATTGCTTTGGCTATCGCTAAAAAAGCACATGCAGGGCAGGTAGATAAAGCGGATGTTGATTACATACAGCATCCTCTCTATGTGGCCAGTCAAGTCAAAACTGAACAAGAAAAAGCTGTCGCTCTTTTACATGATGTGATTGAGGATAGCGATATAACTGCTGCCGATTTATTGGCGTCTGGTTTGTCAAATGAAGTTGTTACAGCGGTACAAATTTTGACAAAGAAAAAAGGTCAAAGTTATCAAGAATATCTTGGGAAAGTAAAATCAAATAATTTAGCAAGAGTTGTAAAACTTGCAGATTTGAAACACAACTCAGATTTATCACGTTTGAAATCTGTTACCAATACAGACTACGAGCGTGTTAAAAAATATAAAAATGCAATTTATTACTTAAGCACCTAGAGAAATCTAAGTGCTTTTTTCGTACCCAGAAAGGATTGAAAATGGATAAAGCAAAAATTGGGATAACTAACGTAGAATTTTCAGGAACAGGCGGAATTGAATCAGCGACAGTGAAATTAGAGTTAAATATTTATGGGGCGGATACGTTCAGCGCGATTGAGTTACTACCTAAAATATTAACCGACATTCATTCATTATCGTATGAAGTTGATTGATTGTGACATTAAAAGGAGTAAGATATGTTTATATGGGATTGGGTATCAATCGCTTTCGGGTGGTTGGTATTTTTGTTTTTGATGCTGATTATCATAGCATTTGTAAAAAAAGTGATTGAAGAAAATACAAAATAATCTAACCGTATGGAATCCCGTACGGTTTTTATATTGTCCAAACTGTGCCGATGACATTAAAAGCTGCACTGTTCCGTCGCCGGACGTAAAGCGAGATTATCGAGTGGCGACGTAATCGCTGGAGGACAATTATGTCAGAAGAAATCAATGCAACTGTATCTACTGAATCAACTGAGACTGTCGACACTCAAGGAAATGTTGATTCAGTGCAGGAAGAAAAGCACGAACGAACTTTCACTCGTGCTGAAATCGGTAAGATGCTATCTGCCGAGCGCTCTAAATGGGAAGCTGAGCAAGAAGCCAAGGAAAACGAAGCTAAGAAGCTTGCTAAGATGAACGCTGATGAAAAACAGAAATATCAGTTGGATCAGCGTGAGCAAGAACTAGCTGACCGTGAAAAGGCTATTGCTCGCAAGGAATTGACCGCAGAGGCTAAAGCAATGCTAAGTGAACGTGACTTACCTGTTGAGTTAGTAAATGTAGTCGATTTGACAAACGCAGAGACGGTATCTGAATCTATTACCTCTATCCAAAAAGCATGGGAAGAGTCAGTTCAGAAGGGAGTCTCTGAACGTATGAAAGGTAGTGCACCTATCAAAAATGCACAAACAGTCCAGCAAGAAGTCACGGAAAAATGGCGTAAAGACTTCTTGTAATAAAAGAAAAGAGGAAAAATAAATGGCATTTGAAGAATTAAATACAGCAGAATCACGCAAGAAACATCTTGGGATTATTGAGGATGTGCTTGCAGTAAACTCATATTCAACACCACTTGTGACATCAAGCGATGCAGTAACCTTACAAGGTCGCTCTTTTACAGTAGCAACTGGTAACACAACAGAGTTGAAAGACTACAAACGTAACAAAGACAATGAATTTGATCACGTTGAAGTTGAAGAAAAGGTTTATACCCTTGATGAAGAAAAATACTGGGGTCGTTTCGTAGATCAATTGGACGAACGTGACTCTAATGGTCAAGTGAATATCAATTATGTTATTGCCCGTCAGGCTGCAGAAGTAGTCGCTCCATATCTTGATGAACTACGTTTTGGTGCAGCACTTGGTAATGTTAGCGACAACGTTACTATGGGCAAAGAAGCAGGAGTGAACAACGCATACAACGCAATTCTTGATGTTTCTGAGAAACTTGATGAGCTTGGAATTACAAAAGAGCGCTTGCTTTTTGTAACACCTAAATTCTACAAAGCGATCAAGTCTGAAATCGTTCGTCTACCACATGGTGACGCAGATAAGAAAGTCCTTGGAAAAGGATATGTTGGTGAATTGGATGATTACACAGTCTATAAAGTTCCTTCTAAATTCTTGAAAGGTGTTAATGCCCTTGCTACTGCTCCAGGTGTTGTTACATCTCCAGTACAAGTAGATAATACTAAGTACAACGATAACATTCCAGGGCGATTTGGCGAATTGGTAGAGCAATTGCTTTACACTGGTGCATTTGTTCTTGAACACTTCAAGAAATACATCATCACAATTGCAGATTCTAAGCCTGCTGCTAAACCATCTACTCAAGGTAAAGTTGTAAACCGTGCTAAAGCGTGGAAAACTGGAACAACCTACAAAGAAGGTGACACAGTTACTCATGCCGATAAAGTCTATGTAGCGGTTAAGGATATTTCTAATTCATCAACCGCACCAGACACAGATACAACTAACTGGAAAGAAAAAACTGGTAAGAAATAGGTCCGAGTTATGAAATTTAAAATCAAACAAGATTTCTATGATTGGGAATCAAATGTGAAACGACTGGCAGGAGAGGAACTTGAGATTACTGAGGAGCGCTATGCTGAGCTGGCTGACAATATTGCCAGCAACGGTGTCGCTATCTCAGATGTTCTTGAGGAAATCTTTCCTAAACCTGAGTTCTTAGAAGAGGATTGATATGTCTATAGAGTTGCTGAAGAAATTAACAGGCGAAGAAGATACTCAGCTTCTCATGTTGCTCCAAACAAGGGCTACAAATCTTATCTTGTCAGAGACTAATCGCACATCTTTGACACCTGCTTTAAGTCTTTTAATACCTGAGGTTGCTATCGAACTCCACAACCGCTCAGGAGCGGAAGGAGAGCATTCTAGAACCGAGGGTGGTATAGCAGTAGTCTACGGAGAAAACGGCCTGTCTACGGATCTTCTACAGCGAATACGCATGCACAGGCTAGCAAGGGTGGCAGGTCATGTTTTTGAAGCAGAGTAGACTGAAACCTTATCCAATGCGACGGTTTGAAAAGACTGTCACTGAGGAAGGTGTCGCGAAAGAAGGGTATGCCAAGGAAGCTGAGACAGTCCGCCTTGAATTGTGGCCAGCTAGTAGCAAGCTACAATCTGAATTGTATGGCGAGCGTGTCAATGATATTTTGAACGCAAATGCCAACAAGTCAGCTACTATCAAAGTAAAAGATGGTGTGTGTATCGATAGTCAGACGGAAGTGACTCATAGGGTTATTTCTAAAAAGGTCTACACACATCATCAAGTTTTGGAGTTAGAGCGTGTCAGGGCTACTAGGGGCAGATAGGCTTATAGCTAAATGTAGACGATTGGCTAGTAAAAAAACTGGCGAGGATATCGTCTTACGTGCGGTGCACAATGCTACTATAAAGGTTGTCCAAGCAGATGCAAGAAGACTCGCACCAGCGAGAGATGGAGAGCTTATAACTAGTATCAAAACTAGGGCAAAAATGGACGGAGATAAGGCTATAGGCGAAGTTTACACCAACCTTAAATACGCTCCTTATGTTGAGTTTGGAACGGGACCAATAGGACAAGCTAGCCATTCTGGTATTTCTCCAGAGGTCAGCGTGACTTACAAGTCTAGTCCGTGGTATGTACATGAAGACCAAATCAATGTAGGACCGTACCACTTTCAAAAAATCGGGGAGTTCTACAAGATGTATGGTCAACCTGCCCAGCCTTATCTTTATCCAGCTTTGAGAGACAATCAAGAGCGTGTGTCTAAGAATATTTCGAATTATGTCCGTAGAAAGATAAGAGAACAAATAAAATGATTAATATCAAGCCTGTTATTTATAAAGAATTGCAAAAGGTTGCAGATAATGTGACCGATACTTATCCTAGCGATTGGGAGACTTTCCCAGTCGTTATTTTTTTGGAAGAACAAAACAAGCCGGGTGATTGGTTTGATGACCAGGAACAAAAATCCTCTATCCGCTACAAGGTGGATATCTTTGATGATACTAGCACTAGTGAGTTAGCTGTTAAAATCAATCAGATTTTTGAGTCTTTAGGTTTGCGAAGAACTGACTGCCAAGACGTGCCAGACCCGTCTCATTTGAGACATAAGGTCATGCGTTTTGAAGGTATCGTCGACTTACACTCAGAGCTTGTTTTTCAATTTAGAATGGAGAATTAAACATGTTAGCAAATGGAATTACGCTTTCTTATGGCGAAACAAAAGATAGCTATACTAAACTTGTTGGATTGAAAGAAGTACCAGAGTTTGGTATTGAACTCGAAAAAGTAGAAAATACTACTCTTGAAGATACGGTGAAGAAGTACGAGTTTGGTATTGGGGACATAGGAGAACTTGAGTACAAGTTCTCTTATAATAATTCAAGCGCAACTGCTCCTTATCGTGTATTGCGTAAGGCAGCAGACGACAAGAAGAAACTCTACTTTGAACAAGCTTATCCAGACGGTACTAAGGTCATTTTTGAAGGCCAAGTATCTGTTAAGCTTGGCGGTGGCGGTGTCAATGCCGTTATCGATTTCACACTTAAGATTGCCTTGCAGTCTAATCTTACATTTACTGATGGTATTGGAGGTTAATTAAATGGCGTTAAAATACACAACTTGGAAAGTTACTGACGAAAAAGAGTTGAAGCTACGTTTGACATCTCATCAAGCTGCAACTGTGGAAGAAAAAATCGGCATGAACTTGCTGAAGATTTTCATGCCTGAAGCTGGTGAAGAGTTCACTTTACCGCCTTTGAAAGTTATGTTGTTGTTAGTTCACGGAGCCTTGCAGCAGTATGAACATGGGTATTCTCTTGAGGATGTCTATGATTTATACGATGAATACGTGGACAATGGCGGAGACCAAACAACCTTCATGACAGAGGTGTTGATGCCACTCTTTGAAGTATCGGGTTTTACTCCACGAGGAAGCAAGGACAAGAAAACTTCCAAGAAGAAAATGACAGTAGACAAGTAATCTTAACGGTAACTCAGATTATTGAGAGGCTTTATCCTATGTTTTTGGACATCGGGGGCAAGCCTCTTGATTTTTGGGATTTGACGGTACTTGAAATCAGAGAAATGATTGAAAGCTATAACCGTGTCAAAATCCAAGAGCGTAAAGAAAAGATTATTGACTCATACAGACTTTCGCAGATGATATCCAACCACGTTTCTTTATTGTTATCCAAAGATGCCAAGGCCTTTGAGTTCTGGGAATATGCGCCTGAGTTGTTTGTAGAAGAACAACAAGCAGTAGAACAGGAACGACAGAAACAAGCACTTTTGTTGCATAAGGAACGGATGCGTGAATTTGCAGAGAGACATAATCGAAAAAGGAAGGAGGAAGTAAATGGCAACTCTTGATGAATTGAAAGTCATGATTGACGCTGAGATAGCGCCTTTCAGGAAGAAGATGAAAGAAGTCGAGAATCAGGTCAAAGGAACATCTGACCAAGTGAAAAATGCTACTGCCAAAGTTCGTGAACAGTCGAGCTCAATCGGTAGTGCGTTTGGCAAGCTGGCTAAGTTCGCTGGTTTTGCAATCCTTGGTAAGAAATTACTTGATGTTGGGATGTATTCAACGCAGACGGCTCTTGAAGTATCAGCGTCTATGAACCAAATCAAGCGACAGATGGGCGAGAGTTCGCAATCTTTCTTAAAATGGGTTAACGATAATGCCAACGCTATGAATATGGGTGTGGGTGAGGCTACCAACTACGGTGCAGTCTACTCAAACTTATTTTCTGGATTTATCAAAGATACCAACAAGCTAAGCGCCTATACCGCTAAGATGTTGCAGACATCGGCAGTTGTTGCTGAAGGTTCAGGGCGCACGATTACAGACGTTATGGAGCGGATTCGCTCAGGTTTACTAGGGAACACCGAAGCGATTGAGGACCTAGGAATCAACGTCAACGTGGCTATGATTGAGTCCACTGAAGCCTTTAAGAAGTTCGCAAACGGACAGAGCTGGCAACAGTTGGATTACCAAACCCAGCAACAAATCCGCCTTATGGCTATTCTGGAACAGGCTACAGCCAAGTATGGGGATACCTTGTCTAATTCTGTAAATGGTCGTATCAGCCTATTTAAGTCGCTGATGAAGGACGCAGCATTGAACCTTGGTAACTCTATGTTACCGATTATCAATGCCATTATGCCTGTCTTGAACTCTTTTGCTATGGTCTTAAAGAACGTTACTGCTAAACTCGCTGAGTTTATCGCTTTGATGTTCAACAAGAAAGCAACAGTGAAAGATGGTGTTGGTGGAGCAGTTGGAGACATGGGTAACGCCATGAAGGATGCTGCAGGCGGAGCAGGAGACCTTGCTGACGCAGTAGACGACGCTGGAGATTCAGCAGGAGGACTTGCTGACAATCTTGGAGACTCCGCCAAAAACGCTAAGAAGGCCGCTAAAGAGTTGCTAGGTCTTTTGGGATTTGATGAGATTAACATCTTGCAAAAACCAAAAGATGACGACGCAGGCGGGTCTGGAGGCGGTGGCAAAGGTGGTAAAGGAAAGGGAGGCGGTGGCGGACCTTTCAAAGACATCTTGCCAGAAGTCGAGTTGACCGACATGGACAACAAATTCAAGAGCATTTTTGATGGTCTTGGAGATAAGCTCAAAGGGTTGTTTGACCTCTTCAAGAAAGGTTTTGATGCAGCATTTAGACCAGAAGGTATAGAACGCATTAAGACTGCCTTAGACCAAATAGCTAAGACAATGGGAGAAATCGCCACTGACCCAAGGGTTGTGAATGCCTTTAACCGAATGGCTGAGAAAATTGCTTATGCTTTAGGGCAAGTGACAGGCTCAATAACAACTATCGGGCTAGGTATCGGTGTTTTCCTTGCCGAAAGTATTGCAAATGGCCTTGGAAGGCAAAAAGAACGCATTACCAGGGCGCTAGTCGCTTTGTTTGATAATATTGGTAACATTTCCGAGGCAGTAGGAAACATCGCTCAGGACTTTTCTAGTACTTTCTACGACGTCATTACCTCAACTGGTGCGGTTCGTATCGGTAGCGCTATTGTGTCAACTCTGTTGAGTTTGACATCTACCATTGTTGAAGTTGGTAGTAAATTAGCAGGAAGTTTGTTTAAAGGTTTTGAAAAAGTCGTTGTGACAAGCGCTCCTAAAATTTCATCAGTCTTCCAAAGTTTATTAGATACTGTTGCGCCTGTATTTGAGAGCATTGAAAGGTCTGTTAACAAATTTGGCGATGGCTTAAGTCGTGTTTATGATGAACATGTAGCCCCTGCTATTAACTCTATTGCTAATGCTTTTAACGGACTGATTGATATCATACAAATCCTCTGGGAGAATTCTTGGCAACCTTTTGCTGAGTTTTTATCAGGAGTATTCGGTGTTAGTATTGAAGGAATTTCAGATTTATTAGGAGGTGGCCTTTTAGCCACTTTGGGACTATTGGCGGATGCTATTAAGTTAGTGGCAGATGGTTTCACCGTTTTTTCTGACTGGTGTAAAGAAAACAAAGAACCTATCGTAGCTTTGATAACAACTTGGCAAACGATTAATTTCTTATCATGGGCAGAACAAGCTGGAGGACTTGCAGGAGCATTCAGCTTGTTAGGTAGTAAGGTCTCTTTGATTGTTGGAGGGATTAAGAATCTAGGTCTTGCTATTAAAGCATTGACATTTGATAAGTTGGTCAGTTTTGGTGAAACAATCTATTTGAACACCTTATATGCAAAAGATTTTGTGGTCAATTCAGGTAAAACAATTGCACAGCTAGGAAAAACTGCTTTAGAACTTGGTAAATCAGCTCTAGCATGGACTGCTCATGCAGCGAAAATGGGATTAGCAACCGCGGCGGAATTTGCACATTCTGTGGCAGCAGGAGTCGCTACAGCTGCAACATGGGCTTTTAATGCAGCGTTAGCAGTTTTGACAAGTCCAATAACATGGATTATTGCAGCAATCGCAGCCTTAATTGCTATCGGTGTTTTGCTCTATCAAAACTGGGACACTGTTGTTGAGTTTGCTAAAACTGCATGGCAAGGACTATGTGATTTTATCAGTGGTATTTGTCAAGCGATTGGCGAATTTTTCAGCGGTCTATGGACGAAACTACAAGAAATCTTTGAGCCGATAGGTCAATGGTTTGGCGAGAAATTCCAGCAAGCATGGGATGCTATTGGAAATATATTTGGCAACTTAGGCTCTTGGTTTGGTGGCCGTTGGAATGATTCTAAAAACGCACTTGCCGAAGCAAATACTTGGCTTGGTGATAAGTTCAAGTCAGGTCGGGATAAAGTGAACTCAGCTTTTGAAAAAGTTGGCTCTTGGTTCGGTGACCGTTGGAATGATATCAAAGATGGAGTGAAAGAAGCTGATACATGGTTTGGAGAGAAATTTGAGAGTGCAAAAAAGAAAACTCAGAATCCTTTCCAAAAAATCGGTTCTTGGTTTGGTGATAGATGGAAAGATATGCAAGATGCCTTGAAAGAAATCCCCAACTGGTTCAAGAATCTGTTTAATGATGCAATGGATAATGCTAAAAACATCGTTAAAAGTGGTATCGATAAACTAAAAAGCTTCTTTAACTTTGATTGGAGCTTACCAAAAATCAAACTCCCTCACTTTAATATATCTGGTAGCTTCAGCTTGATGCCTCCTAGAATTCCATCATTCTCTGTAGATTGGTATGCACGAGGCGGTGTATTCAACTCTCCTAGCATCATTGGGGTCGGAGAAGCTGGTCAAGAAGCGGTAATGCCTCTTGAACGGAATACAGGATGGATTTCTATCTTGGCTCAAAAACTGGCTGAAAGAATGCCTGCTAATAATGTACCTACAGGTTATTCATTACCGGCTGGCGACATCGTTATCCAAATCGCAGGCCATGAGTTCGGACGGGTAGCTATCCAAGAAATCAACAAGGAACATGAACGAGCAGGTCAAACCTTGCTCAAGATTTAGGAGGTTAAATGGCACAATTGACAATCAATGGGGTGGCTGTGAAGCCTCCCAAATCTTTTCAAGTCGGTATTCAAGATATCGATGGAGAGACAGGGCGTAATGCCAATGGCGACATGGTGCGTGACCGTATCACGACCAAACGCAAACTAGACTGTGAATGGGGTATGATGACTCAGGGAGAAATAAGTCAGCTTTTACATGCTGTATCATCTGAATTTTTTGAGGTATCTTATCCAGACCCCATGGATGGCCAAGTCACAAAGACTTTCTATGTCGGTGCTAGGACAGCTCCTAGCTATACCTTTACTGAGAAGTTTAAACCTTGGTCTGGCGCTAAATTTAATCTGGTAGAGAGGTAAGAAAATGGACGCTTTAACTAGACGACAATTTGACAGATCTATGTTTGCCAAGGAAAGGACGCTGGCTATTCGTGTTGGTGAATATGCTTCACGGGATATCAAAGAGGCTAGTTTTGAGTATGGCTACATCAAGGGCGATACTTATAAGCCTGGTGGAACCTGCGCTGGTAGCGGTAAAATTACCTTTACCAGTATCATTACCACGTTCAATAAGCTGGATACCCTGCACCCTGAGATTGGTCTACTGGTTGGGGATACCTACCAGTGGGTCAAGATGGGGGAATACTTCATCAACGATATTGAGATTGACCGAAACCGAAACACTACCACGCTTGAACTTATGGACGGTATGTTTAAGCTCAATCGTGAGTACGTGACGGACTTGCATTTCCCAGCTGAAGTACGAGAGGTTATTCAGGAAATCTGCCTGAAAACAGGCATTGAGTTAGCGAATGACTATTTCGGAATCAGCGCGATGCGTTATCATATTGAGCAAGTTCCTGAGGGCAAGAAACTTTCCTTTAGGGATATGCTGAGCGCTATGACTCAGATGATTGGGATGTCTTGTTTCTTCAACAGAGAAGGCAAGATGGAAATCCGTGATTTGACTGAGTCCAATATCACGATCAACGCTGACAGTTACTTCTTGCATGGCTTGACCAAGAGTGAGATTGAGTATCAGATAGCTGGTATCACTTGTAAGACGGACAAGAAGTCTCTGACGGTCGGTATGAAGACGGGCCGGTCTTTGGAACTGGACAATGTCTTCATGACCCAGAGCGCTTTAAATGACCTGTATTACAAACTGAAAAACCTAACTTACTATCCGTATAATCTCAACTACCAAGGGCATTTACTGCTTGAGGTCGGGCAGTGGGTAACCATTCAGACCAATAAGAAAGAGACCTTTAAAGTTCCTGTGTTAAGTCAGAGCTTTACTTTTAAAGGTGGTCTGAGAGGGCGTATCAGCGCAGATAGTAAGGCTGGAAACGATACTCAGTATTCTTACGAGGGTACGATTACCAAGCATATTAAGCAACAAGGTGGCATTGAAGCGAAAATCCAAGCGCAGATTGAAGCAACAGATAAAGATTTTGACCAAAAGGTCGACAAAATCAAAAAAGACTTTAACGATCAAGTAGAACTGGCCAAAGCCAGAGCTGAAGAAGTCAAGAGAGAACTGTCTGACACTATCAATCAGCGATTTAATAGCTTTGACAACGGGCCATTGAAAGAAACTAAGCGCAAGGCTGAGGAAGCTTTGCGAAATGCTGGCGCAAGTACCCTGCTTGCACAGGAAGCTAAGCGGATTGGACTGGATTCTGTCGCTAGACTTGAAGCGTTTAAGTCGCAGACTACGAGCGCACAAACGGCTCTGTCGGGTGACTTGGACGCTCTGAAACGGACTATCGCGAATGATATTCGACCGAAGCAAGCACAGGCTGAAGCTGAGATTGCCAAGCAAGTTGAAGCACTTAGCCGGACTAAAAATGAACTGGCTGGCGCAAGTAGCTTACTCGCTCAGGAAGCTAAGCGGATTGAGCTGGATTCTGTCGCTAGACTTGAAGCGTTTAAGTCGCAGACTACGAGCGCTCAGACGGCTTTGTCAGGTGACTTGGATGTTCTAAAACGAACTATCGCAAACGATATTCGACCGAAGCAAGCACAGGCTGAAGCTGAGATTGCCAAGCAAGTTGAAGCACTTAGCCGGACTAAAAATGAACTGGCTGGCGTGAAGTCAGCGCAAGCGACGTATGAGGAGACGACGACTCGTAGACTTTCAGAACTGACCAACTTGGCCAATGGTAAAGCCAGCAAGTCAGAACTCACGCAAACAGCTGAGGAGCTCTCTAGTAAGATAGCGAGTGTGCAGGCATCTGGTCGAAATCTATTCTTGAACTCACTATTCAAGCAGGATATTTCAAAAACAGGAATTTGGACAACGAGTACATATACGGCTACTATCGATAGCGAAAGTAAGTATCTTGGACACAAGGCTCTTAAAATTCTTTTTCATAATAATCTCCCTTAACTCCACCGAATCAGGTGGAGTTTTTTAGCTCTATTTCAGGCTTTTGGGGACTATTCTAAAAATAATTTTTCGATATTTTTCGGTATTTTTCGGATTTTGGTCGGGGAATTGGCGGGGACTTTTTTAGCGAATATGACTAAGAAATAGGTCTGTTGTCGCTTCAGCAAGTTCGTCCTCTACTTGATTGTAACGATCCGTCATATAAACCTTTGTATGCCCCAGCGCCTGGCTTAATTGTTCAAGCGGAACCCCTGCAATAATGCTTTGAGTCGTGAAGAAGTGGCGCATCATGTGAGGTGTTACATGCAATCCTGTTGCTTCATTCACTAGATTGAAGTTTCTATTTAGCTGATTTGGATTGATGAGACCACCTTTCTCGTTGATAGTTATATAATCCTTGTGCTGTTCCTTGATAATTCCTAACTTTCGCTTAATCTTAGAAGCTTCAGCTATCAGATAATAGATCAGGTCTGTTCCGATATCATCAAGGCAGACATATCGCTCTGAATCCTTCGTTTTAAGCCCTCCTTTCCCTTTTAAGGTCTGGTTGCTTCGACTGTCTCTAAGATGCAGTATAGCCCGTCCGCTGTCGTTCTGAGTGATGTCCATTGGACGCAATCCAAAGACTTCTCCTCTTCTCAATCCAAAAATTGTCAGATAGGTCAGAGCGTAGAATTGTTTTGGCATAATCTCTTCTGCCTTTGCTATCCAAGTCTTGAACTCTTTGAGAGTCACTTTCTTGTTTGCAGCAGGGATATCACTCTGGCCGATGAAAACACCTTTCAAGCGATTTGAGAGCAGATTACCATTTTTCACGGCATCATTCAGCAATGCCATGAAGCTGGAATTGAGGGTTTGAACAGTGTATCTGGTATGGTTCTGCAACTTTTCAGCTATAAAGAGTTCATACTCATTTCTATCCAAATTTTTAAGCTGAATAGAACCAAACTTTGGCTTGATATGGTTCTTATAGAGATTGTCATTGAGGTAGTAGGAAGTGTCATTCCAGCGCCCTGTTGACAATCTCTTTTCAGAATAGATATCCCAATACTGATCGAGCGTTAGATTCGTATTGATACCTAATTCTTGTTCTTGGATTTGTTGCTCAAGCTCTACTAAGGCTGCACGAGCTTGAGGGAGAGTTGTGAAACCACTTTTACTTTTTTCTCTTTTTTTACCTCGGAAGAAAAAAGAACGTCTGACATAGTAACGCTTGCCTTTTGCAGTCTCATAGTAATAGATATTTGGGTATTTTGTTTTATTATATTTCATTGTATTCTCCTTGTTTATCGGCTTCTGGACAAGGTCTAAACATTGAGAATATTGACATCACCCCTTTCATGGTGTAAAATAGGGTATAGAAAAGAGGCCTTTTTAATGGCTGATTTTTTATAAGGGTAAGCTTCACAATCAAACTTTGGCGAGGGCGATTATGGGGCTTTTTTATTTTTTGGCGAGACGCCATACTGTTAAATCCAGATAGTAAGTTAAGTCGCTTTTACGAGAAATAACTCTATTTGTTTCAATATTGAGGGTTTTATATGGTCCTCCTCTACCTGTAAGAATTGCATCATATCTGTAATTTGGACTAGAAATGTAGGATGAAACTTGTGTTGCAATCATAGCTGGTAGGTATCCAACAAAAATATTATTCACTAAAACTTTGACAGCATGTTTATCATGCGGATTTGATGGCTCTGGTAGTAGATGGACATCAACTGTTTTTAATTTATTGTACTTATAAACTGGTTTATATGTTTCAAGCATATAAGGCTTCAAACTCTTGTTGTCTTTTCCGAAATAGTGGATCCCTTCAGAAAGAAAATCAGCAGCAATCTCAGCTTCTTCTTTATGATAATTTGTTCCCATCAACAAGAAATTGTCATGAAAAACAATTGTATCAATCTGTGGACTGTAATTTTCAACTTTCTTCTTTTTCTCTCGCTTTGCAGTTAAACGGCCAATAATATAACTTATAAAGCCTGTAACCAGCAAGAACAATCCGAGAGGCGGAAACAAAAATAGGAAAATAGCACCTAAAACCATAAAGACAAGTCCAGCTTCTTTATGTTCTTTGGGAGTGTGTTGCTTTTTGCCGTTAGAGACAAGAATAGATTGCTGTTTATTGTTGACTACTTTCTTCTTTTTGGATGATTTAAACAAATCCGAAAGTCCAAAGGTTGCTTTATGATAAACTTTGTTATACATAGCTTTCTTTGGATTTTTAACCCACCCCATTCCTTTCTTACCATATCCAGGGATAATAGCTTTTTTAGCCTGCCTTTTCCATTTACTAGTAGTTCTAGCTTTTAAACTTCTGGTTAGACTTGGTTTTCTCATTCCTATTTTCATAACTTTCTCCTTTATCCAACTAGTGACTTATATTCTTCCTTAACCATGATTTCATTTGTTACGGTTTTTAGATTGTAGTAGGACATGAATTTGAGGTAATCAAACTCTGTGGGGTCGTCTAAGCTTTCTAGTGCGTCTTTTACGAGATGATGGATCATATTCCTATCAGCTTCGTTTTCACAGCGCAGGCGAGCGTTCTGGTACTCTGAGCGTGTGTGGTCTTTGTGTCCGAGCTCATGCAGTAGTACTTTAACTCTCTCTTTCTTGCTGAGTTTGTTAGACAGGAAAGCTGTGTTGGTTTCTTTTTCGTAAAATCCAAGTTCATCAGGTATTAGCTCACCGTCAAAATCGACAATGCGAACCTGAAAATGACTTATAATTTCTTTTTCGGTCACTAAGCAGTACCTCTAATCACCAGCTTCTTTGAGATAACCTTCAATGATAGACTGAATGATTTTCTTCTTTTCATCTGTTAATTCTCGGCCACCAAACATCATGACATTAGATGCCATTTCTTCAACATTGAGAACTTTACCCTGCCATATGTATTCTTTTGAATCACCAGCTATGGCAGGATTATCCGTGCGACCAAGTAAATAATCTGTGGACACGTTGAAGTAGTCAGCAACAACTTTCAATTTTTTTGGTTTTGGCTCGCTATTTTTCCATGAATACAAAGAATTTCTAGCGAAACCTATCCGTTCTTCTAAATTATTTAAAGAAATACCTTGCTTATTACAAAGTTCTTTAACGATTTCAAATGTCGGAAACATTGTTTTATCAACCTTTCTAGAGGATGACAAAAAATATTTTAAAAAACTCTGTAAAATAACTTGACAAAAATTAAAGAGTTCTGTAAAATATAATTTGTAAGCTAAAGAGTTAGCGAACAAGACAATCAAAAAATAAAGCCTAATGAAACTGATTGGCGTCCGTTTTCTAGGTAGAGCCTTACTCTTTAGTAGGTCTTTTCGCTATGGTTTTATTTTATAAAACTCTTTAAAAATTGTCAAGAAATTCGCTAACTTTTTAGATAATTTTTTAAAAGAAAGGGGGAGAGGAGAATGGTAGAGCCTTTCTTAATTGGCTTTGTTTTCGGTAGTTTTCTGTGCTATATTGTCGCTACTTTGATAGGTGCTGTATTGGACTTTAAACTTCAGAAGTGGCAACAACAAAGCGATAAAAGCAATCCAACCTGTAAGGATTGAAAACTGTAATTCTGTGAGAGTCAAGGTAGCGACAGCTATCACTGCAGTCCCTAAACCTACAGATGAAATGTAAGTTGTGATTTGTGTATAAACTTTATCAGGTATCAATTTTCTATTTCGTCCACATGAAATACAGTAATAAATTGAACCGAAAAATATAAAGCAAAGAATAAGAACGAATACAATAGCAAGGATTCTTTGTTCTGTAAAAGCTTTCAAGAAATCTGTTAACAGTGAATCAGAAATAGGATAGAAGGTAGTAAAAAGGTGAAATCCTACGATAACTGTCAAAATCGGAACTAGGACACCATATAAGATGATTTCCTTTAGATAGTGAAAAAATGAAGATTTCATTATTCTCCTCCAATCGTTTTTATTTTAATTATATCAAATTTAGAAAGGAAAAATATGAGTAAAGAACTAAAGATAATCAAGGCTAAAATCAAAACTCGTTTGATTGAGCTGGATATGACTCAAGCCGAATTGGCAAAACAAGTATCTGTAGCATCATCAGTTATTTCAGAACTGCTGAAGTATGGAAAAGGAAGTGATTATGTGAAAGAAAAAGTCGTAGATATTTTGGGTATTGAAAACCCTTGGGAAAATAGTTAGAGCATGAGGAAATAGTATGAACAACGCAGCGCAAAAAGTAACACGGATTGACAAAGATGCCTGGGAGATTGCTACGGAGCTGGCGAACGAGTACGGCGTATCTATTTGTCACATCATCAGCGAGAGCGTCCGCTACTGTGCAGAGAATGCCGAATTTAAGGAGATGGACGTTGTCGTTAAACGATTGGTAGTCGGCAGTAAGGTGCTGGAGTAGGAGGGTGGAGATGAATGAAATAGTATGGTTTTACTTTGTTGTCATAATCAATCTTATCATTGGTTTTGCTACATACTACGCTAGCAAAAGAGACAGAAAAAAGCGCATCAACGAGTATAAAAAAATACAAGATGATGAGCTTGAAAGAATTAGAAATAAATTTAATTTATGATTTTTTAGAAGTCTTTTGAATAAATTTTTTATTTAGTTTTTGTTTGTGATTGTTAGCTTTATCAGCTAATTTTAAAGCTTTGTCCAAATCAACTTCGCCTGTAAAAGTTTTGTAGATAAGATCATTCATCTTCATAGCCTTGTCGGTTTCAGTATCAATCTGAGATACCTTTTCAAGTTCTTGTAACCGTAATTCATGAGCTTGTTTGACTTTTTCAAGTTCCAAGGTGTGTTGTTGTTTGAGAGTATCTATCTGATAATGAAATTCTTTTTCAAGTTTCTCTACGATATGTGAATGTTCTTTGGCTTGTTTTTCAATCTCAGCTTTATTGTTAGCTTTTGATGCGACATATGACCATAACCCTGATATTATTGCAAGAATAATACTAATCACAGGTTGAATAAGAGCTTGATATTCCATAAGATTTCTCCAATCGTTTTATTTTAATTATACCAAATTTAGAAAGGAACTTTATGAACGAAATTTTTAATTTTCACGGGCAGGAAGTCCGTACTTTGACAATTGATAACGAGCCTTGGTTCGTCGGGAAAGATGTTGCAGACATCCTAGGATATAGCAAGGCTAGAAATGCGATTGCTCTTCATGTTGATGAAGATGACGCCCTAAAACAGGGCCTCACAGATAATTTAGGAAGGGTTCAAGAAACTATCATCATCAACGAATCTGGCCTCTACTCTCTCATTTTATCCAGTAAATTACCTCAAGCGAAAGAGTTTAAGCGCTGGGTGACATCAGAGGTTTTACCAGCTATTAGAAAACAAGGCGGATTTATCCGAGAGGACTTGGATGAAGATGCTTTCATCGCTCTGTTTACTGGACAGAAGAAGTTGCGTGAGCAACAAGCGACCATGCTGGAAGATATTGACTACCTCAAGAGTGAGCAACCGATTCATCCTAGCTATGCTCAATCATTACTGAAGAAGCGTAAGGCTCGGGTCGTGGCTTGCTTAGGTGGCATTGATAGTCCGGCTTATGCGGATAAGACTTTCGCTCAGTCAGTCTTTAGACAAGCTGAGATTGACTTTAAAGACCACTTCAACATTGGTCGCTATGATTTGCTACCCAAGAAGCATGCGGATGCCGCTCTAGCTTACTGGATGACTTGGGAGCCAAGCACCAATACTAAGATGAAAATCATGAAATTGAACTCATTTGACGAAGTGTAGGAGGGAAAAAGATGGACAATGTTCTACTTTCACTATCTGAATGGATTAAGTCCATTATCAAGGACACAATCACTAGATTGGTTGAAATAGAAAAAGATAGTGACCACTATCCAGAGCTGATGGATGTAAACACTACCTGTGATTTTCTAGGAATTAAGTATGCCACTTTTTCAGATAATTATCGTTACTTAAAGGGATTTCCAAAGGAATTACCTGGTAAGAAATGGTCAAAAAGAGCCATCAAAGAATGGCTCTCTAATCAAATATAATAACTTTACTAAAAGGCTTCTGGACAAGGTCTTAGCAAAATTATTTGACTATATTATAGCATAAAAAGAGGATAAGGAGATTAAAAAATGTTTGAACCACCGATTTTAGACCAGTTGATGGGGGTTGGAGCTTTGCTGATTGGATTTGCAGGGGCTTACCGTCATATCAAATTGCAGGAAAAACGCAAGGAAGAAGAAAGACGAGAAGAGCAAGAATTTGCGTCTATGATTATCCAAGTGCGTAATCATGCATATGAACGTGGTAGAGAGGACAAATGGCAAGAAATTCGCAAGAATATTCGCAGAGAGTTCAAAGGATTCACATATGACAACGAACCGCCTGTAGGATTGCGCCCTGAGCTGTTAGCTTTGCCAGAACCTAAACAGTCTGCAATCAGATTTTTGTAATGAGGAGGTCAGGAAATGGAAGAATTGATTGAATGGCTGGATAACCTGATTATGATTGTTAAAGAACTGGAAGGAAGGGAATCAACTTCAAGACATTTTATTACGATATGGGAAAACGATTATAAAAATCTATTACTAGTCAAAGAATACCTAACAGACTATGAAAAACTAGCTAAGGACTATCGTGATGTGGAGCTTAAAAATAAGCTACTAAAGATTGAAAAAATGGAGCTGGAAGGCAGGTACATCTATGAAGATATGCGGATGAAGTATCGTGCCAATCGCAGGAAGTGGGGTGCTAGGTATGTCTGAAATTAAGTGGATAAAAATCACAACCGATATTTTTGACGATGAAAAGATTTGCCTGATTGATGCCTTGCCTGATCCTGATGCCATCTTAGTGATATGGTTCAAGATTTTGACACTTGCTGGAAAACATAACAGTAATGGTTTGTTGATGATGACTGATAAGGTTCACTATACAGATGAAATGTTAGCTACTATTTTTCGTAGACCATTGAATACAGTAAGAATGGCTATTGGAGTTTTTGAACAGTTTGGGATGATTGAGATTATCGATGGTATTATTAGCTTGCCAAATTGGGAAAAACATCAAAACGTTGACGGAATGGAGAAAATCAAGGAACAGACACGTAACCGTGTAGCCAAATACCGTAAAAAACAAAAAAATCTTGCTCTTGGTAACGTTACAGGTAACGTTACAGTAACGGACGGTAACGCACTAGAAGAAGATAAAGATAAGAATAGATTAGATAAAGATAAGAATAAGAAAAGAATAACTACTACTAGTAGTGGTAGTGAAGAAAATATCTTAGAACTTTTTCAATCTGAGTTTCGTAGACTCTTATCTGGATTTGAAATTGAAGAAATCAACCATCTACTAAATGAGAATGATGTGGATTTGGTGAAAGAAGCATTGAAGACTGCTATTAACTCAGGAAAGCCGAACATCAAATATATTGGTGGGATTTTAAGAAATTGGCAGATGAACAATGTTACCACTGTTGAACAGGTTCGTCAATCGGAAAAGAAGAACAAGGATAAGAAAGAAGAACAGGAGGCCAAGGACGAATGGGGGTACTAGAACTAATTGAACAATTCGAGATTGACTATTATCCGTTAAGCTACGAGAAGAAAACTCTTTTAGCAGACCAACCAATTCATCAAGTGGTTGCCTGCTTGTCTGAAATGGCTAGCTGGCATGAATGCGGAGGTCGGCTAGTATGGTAGACAATGTGTTTGAGGAAATCGCCTTATCTTATCGTAGGAATACAGAACAACAAGAAGAGTTCTGCGAAAAGCATAACATCCCTTTGATAAAGATATTGAGGACCGAGAGTGTTGTATGTCGCATGTGTGAATCTGAGCGGATTCATGAAGAAAATCAGGAAAGAGTGAATGAACTGGCTAATGCTGAGAATGAGCGAGAGAGGAAATACTATCTTGAAAAGTTCTCTCTTTATGATGAAGTTTTGAAAAATGCTACTTTGGACAATTTTGAAACACCAACCGAAAAAGAAGCGGAAAAGCTAGCTTTTGCAAAGAGGATTTGTCGTGAGTGGTCTGAGGGTGCTAGGAACAACATCGTGTTACAAGGAGAAGCTGGAACAGGTAAGAGCCATTTGGCTTTTGCTATGGTTAAGGCTCTATCTGAGTACACGAAAGAGATTGCTATTTTTATTAACGTAACTGACTTGCTGATGAAGATTAAAGCTGATTTTAGTCAGGAAGAGTTTCTGGTCAATAAAATTGCTAGTGCTAAGTTCTTGGTTTTGGATGATTTAGGAATGGAAAAAGATAGCGAATGGTCATTTACTATTCTCTACAATATCTTGAATAAGCGTTCAAACACAATCATTACCACAAATTTGATTTCTGCCGATATTCAAAAAAGATATGGCAGACCTTTCATGTCCAGACTAATGAAGGGTGTAGATAAAGACCATTTGATGGTTTTCAATGATTTGACAAACAAGCGAAAGCAATATTTTTAGAATAGGGGTGGCTGATGTTTATTTTAAAGCATGGGACAAGAGAGGATAAGCCGTTTCTAAGGTCTGCAATTATCAGTGTGACTGGCTTGGATATTTCGTGTTCTGAGGAGAAGAAAGCCATGCGGTTTATTTCTCGGGCGGCAGCCTTACAGGTTAGCAAGGCATTGAGAGGTTCCTTTGGGAACTTCTACCCTGTCGAGGTGGAGTGATGTTAGAGCTTTATTTCGTCTTAGCGACTTTTTCAGGAGGAGAAAAAAATGATTGAACTTATTAAAGAATTTGGAATGGCTATTCTGTGGTTATTTCTCGGCTATTTAGTCGGGGAACGTGCAGCAAGAAAGGAAAAGAAAGATGATCAATAACGTTACATTTTTAGTGGGAGGTAAGAAACATGGTTGGAGTAACCTATCAGGAAATTCATCTCTTTGTTGAATTTTTGAAAGAGCAGTACGGGCAAGGTCGTCCAGACTATATTGAAGCCCTGAACGACTTAGACGGTCTGGTGGAAGTCTCCTACAGAGAAGCTATTGAAAGATTTTTAGAAGATGATGGAAGATTTAAAGCAAAAAGTTAATGCAGTATACAACTGGACGGTAGAAGACGGGAAACCCAAACCTCCCAAGCAAGATTTACCACAAGCAGTGAAAGACCGGGCGGACTATTTTTGGGAAATGGCAGAAGATGGTATGACGTTTATGGGAGCGATGGAATGTATCTTCGCTGATGAAAAGCCTACAGACTATGATTTGGGAGCTACTAAGGGTTGGTTGCCAAAATCTAAGGAGTTTGATGATTGGGTTGGCTATTCGCCAAGCATGGCTCAGGTAGTTATTGCAGTTTATTTGATTTATGGAGGAAACTAAGATGAATATTAAGGCATTGATTAAGAAGTATGAAGAATTGTGGAATGAACACAGCCCTTTTTATGAACCTGTACCTTATACTTCAATGGTTGAACTTTTTTTGAAAGAGTTGAAACAACTAGACGAACCCCAAAAAGTCAAAATTCCGCAGTTTGTGGCGGATTGGATTGAGGTTTGTAAAGAACATTTAACAACTAGTCTATATACTGCTATGACTCCAAACTTTATGAAAGAAAACAACCAAAGTTTCGATCTTATATTATGGATTAAAAAGGCGAGTAACCAAGACCTCTTCGCTCGCGCATGGCTTGACGGCTACGAGGTCGAGAAAGAGAAGCGGTATTTTGTTAAGATTAAAGGGAATATTAAAGGAAATATGTTGGTTTATGGAGAACTTTTGAAAAGGTATTTCTTTACAAAAAGCTTTAGTTTAGACGATGTTATATATTCCCACACCCGTAAACAACTAGAAGAAGCTGGCCTCGGATGGGTGTTTGATTGTGAAGGAATTGATATAGACGAGGTGAGGTTATGATACCAAAATTTAGAGCATATGATGGTGGCTCGTTAAGTCGTATGTATCAACCGGACGAAGTGATGGTTGGAAATGGCGATATCTGGATTATTGATGAGGACTCTGTTGCTGGTGAATGGATTGTGAACAATGACCTTAACCTCATGCAATCAACTGGCATCAGAGATATAACTAATCAAGAAATCTTTGAAGGTGACGTTGTTAAAACCACTAGATTTGTTGGAAGAGCTGACGAAGTGGGCGGTTTTTATGAGTATGACAAGGAATTTATAGGGATTGTTAAGCAGCTTGAGGGTTCTTGGGTAATTGATACGGGCAGTGACGCAGTATGTTTATGGACTGAAATTGAAGAAAATGAAATCATCGGCAATATATACGAAAATCCAGAGCTTTTGGAGGAGAAGGAGTGAGATACTTTAAAATCTTATGTGTTGTTTTACTTGCATCCTTACTCGTAGCATGTCACCAGATTTCGAGTGGGACAGTGGTAGATAAGTACATTGATGAACCTCACACAACGTTCGTACCTGTTATGAATGGTAAAACTTCGGTACTTGTGCCAACAAGAACCAAAAGAAAATACATTCTGGTCGTTTCTGGACATGTAGGAAATAAGCACGTTGAAGAAACATTTGAAGTAACAGTTGAGGAATACAAGCACTATAAAATCGGTAATACTTTTATACAAGATGCCGTTTTAGAGAATAAAGAAGGGGATAAACAATGAAACCTAAAAGATACCCATATTCAGGAAAAAGGCAAAAAGTCTCGTCGCCATTATTTCCTGCACGACCAATTTTAAACGAAGTTCCAATTGTGGAAGAGGTCAAAGTTGAGCTCGGAGTTGAAGCTAAAGTTGGGCGTTTTTATCCAGAAACAATAATACAATTAGATATTTCTGGATACGGGAATAGAGTGGTTTCAGTACATCGCTTTCCTGGTACCTTACTGAGTGTCGGTGAGTCAATTCAACTAAAGATGCTTTTCTATAAAAAACTTAGAAATCTTACTACAGATCGTTTCTTGACTTTTAGAGAATCTGACTGGAAGTTCTTTATCCGTGACCTGGTCAACGAATTTGTGCATTAGAGAGTTAGTGAGGTTGAACAATGAAACCAGAACAAATTGACAACGTAAACAAACCAAGCCACTATCAAGGGCGGTACGGCATGGAGTCAATCGATGCTTTAAGGAACTTCATGACCCCAGAACAGCTGAAAGGCTTCTTTTTAGGTAATAGTTTGAAATACCTACTAAGACACCAAAAGAAAAACGGTCTTGAAGACCTGAAGAAAGCACGCAAGAACCTTGATTGGCTGATTGAGGAGATGGAACATGAGTGAATACGCGTTATATCAAGGCGACGTGTTCATAACATTGGGAACTCTTGCGGAAATCAGTAAAGAAACAGGTATTGCTGAAAGGATGTTAAAGTATTACACTTTTGCATCCACGCAAAGAAGAAATCCAAATGGTAGAGCTGTCGTAAAGATCGAGGTGGATGATGAATGATAAATTAAATCCAAGACAAGCAAGTAGGTTTGCTTTCTTGCTAAAGCAAAAACGTAAGGAAAGGAAGTTGTCACAAGAAAAGTTAGCAGCTAAACTAGGCTATAGTCGCTACCTAATTGCTCAATGGGAGAAGGAGGAAAGTGTACCGGATATTTATAATGTAGAAGATATCTGTACTTACTTTGCTTTTCCTGCTGATATTATTCTCGGGAGTAGGGCATGAAAAAAAGCCAGCACACGGCTGACCTTCATGGTATGGTTTCGCATAACTATTATATCATGAGGAGGAGTTCGTGTGCAAATAGAGTTATTGGATATCATCGACGAAAAGAAAACCAGAAAGGAAGCTATCAAAGTACTAAAAAAATACAGTCGTCTGAGACGGATAGCTGGAGAAGAATACGCCCCCAAAATAACAATATCCTACTCACTTGAACCAAGGTCATCAAGTGGTCAGACAAGTAAGCAAGTAGAAAGCATGGTCGTGCGTAGAGTGTCAGCTCAGCAGGATTTAGAACTAATCGCTAAAGCAATCAACAATCTTTCTGATATGGAATACACACGTATCCTAATCGAACGATATTGCAGGAAGAAAAGGAGGGAAGACTACAGCATTTATTCAGAACTAGGCTACTCATCTAGTGAGTATTATCGGATATTGAACAAAGCTCTACTAGAGTTCGCGGAGTCTTATCAAGCGAGCAACCTTTTAGTTTATAAGTGATTTCTGGGAAAATCTTGGGAAAAATCTGGGAAAATCTTGGGAGAATTGGAGCGGAAAAAGGTGCTAAAATAGTATTATCCAATGATTGGGCAACGTACAGTCATGAGGACTCCTAAAAATATAGAGGCTTCAGCCTCTTAGACAGTAAGGACAGGTTAGCAGGTTGTTTGGGTCTCCGTGAAACTTTTACCAAACGTGCGTTTTACTGCTAGACCAGCTGGTTCAATTCCAGCTACTGTCATATTCAATGCCACGACCAGTGGCTTTTTATGTAGGAAAGGAGAGGTACATGAAGAAAGTAGAACCAATTCGTGATTTAGACGATATAGAACGAATCAAAGATTACTTGAAAAACAAAAGTGATAGAAACTATGTTTTATTCATGTTTGGAATCTACTCTGGTTTAAGAGTGAGCGACATAGTACCTCTTCAAGTCAAGCAAGTAATTGCTGATAGGATTGAACTAAAAGAGAAGAAGACTGGTAAGATAAGGTATTTTCCAATCAGCCCCCCTCTCAGAAAAGAAATCAATCGATACATTAAAGATAATCAGTTAGCAGAGTACGACTATCTCTTTCCAAGTAAAAAGAAAAAGAGAACAGATGGTGTTCGTATCACACACATTGGAAGAGTAGCAGTCTATCAAATACTTCAAGATGCAGCTAAATATGTAGGTTTGAATCATATAGGAACTCATTCGATGAGGAAGACATTTGGATATCATCATTACAAAAAGAATAGTAATGTAGCTATCCTACAAAAGATATTCAATCATTCCACACCAGACATCACACTAGGATATATCGGTTATAGTCAAGACGAACTTGACCAGAGTATACTATCATTTGATTACTAAATAGCCTATCTATTTTACATAATGAGAAAATGTAAATTAGTTTTTAGAAAAATATGGTAGAAGCCTTGATACTCTTGACTTTGAAGTTGTTTAATTTTATTTAACAGAATATAAGATATGTTAAATACAAGAGGGGGTGGGTGCACTAAAAACACCCCTACTTTGAAAGATATCGAGGGGTACATTTGAGAATACCAACCCCCTCCATTAAAAAGAAAGGACTCCCTCCCTAGATGAATACCAACCCCCTCCGAGCGGACCGTAGTGGACCCCATAGAGTAGCCTTTGAGAAGAATAAGAAGATTATCTTAAAGACAAGAAACACTTGTGGGATATGTGGCCAGCCTGTAGACAAAGACCTGAGATATCCTCATCCATTAAGTCCAGTCATTGACCACATCGTTCCAGTAAATAAGAACGGACATCCATCTGACATTGCTAACTTGCAGTTGGCGCATTGGCAATGCAATAGACAGAAGTCTGACAAGCTATATGCTGATGAGAAGACAAACGGAACAAAGGTCATTGGTAATAGGAACTTACCACAAAGTACAGATTGGTTTAAGTATAAGGGTTAAAAAAATAAACGTGATTAAAAAAAAGGACGAGTGTTCCTGCCAAGGTGGGGGGATGACCCCCTCCCCCTCGGTGCTTCAGGGCTTCACACCGTCACTGTACATTTTTTCTCGCGGGAAATGAAAGGTAGTTGTATAAAATGACATTGAAAGGTATGGGCTATCTCAGGAAGAAGCTAGCCAATTACAAAATGGGTGTAGACACTAGATACAATCAGTATGCTATGCAACACAATGAGATAGATGTTGGTATTACGATACCACCTCAAATCAGGCAACAATATCGGGCGGTCTTAGGTTGGGCTGCTAAGGGTGTTGACAGTCTAGCAGATCGTTTGGTCTTTCGTGAGTTTGCCAATGACGAATTTGGAGCGAATGAAATCTTTGCTCAGAACAATCCAGATGTATTCTTTGATAGCGCGATCCTTTCAGCATTGATTGGGTCGTGTTGTTTTGTCTACATCTCGCAAGGGGACGATGATGACGCTCCTCGGTTGCAGGTTATCGAGGCAAGCAATGCAACTGGTGTTCTGGATCCTATCACTGGCTTGCTGACAGAGGGCTATGCCGTTTTGAAAAGGGATGACAATGGTTATGCCGTGCTTGAGGCTTATTTTACTAGTGATGTGACTTGGTTCTATCCTAAAGATGGAAAGCCGTTTGCAATCGGAAATCCAACGGGTGTTCCTTTGCTGGTGCCAGTCATTCATAGACCTGATGCTGTCCGTCCGTTTGGTCGGTCACGAATTACTAGAGCTGGGATGTACTATCAGAGATATGCTAAACGAACGCTTGAGCGTTCAGATGTGACTGCTGAGTTCTATTCATTCCCTCAGAAGTATGTGTTGGGATTGAGTCAAGATGCTGAGGCGATTGATACTTGGAAAGCGACTGTATCTAGCTTGCTGACCTTTACGAAAGATGATGAAGGGGACAAGCCGAATGTGGGGCAATTCACCACATCCAGCATGTCTCCTTTTACTGAGCAGTTACGGACTGCAGCTGCTGGCTTTGCTGGGGAAATGGGTTTGACCTTGGATGATCTTGGTTTTGTTTCTGACAATCCGTCATCTGTTGAAGCTATCAAGGCTAGTCATGAGAACTTGCGGTTAGCTGGTCGGAAGGCTCAGCGCTCTCTGGGCTCTGGTTTGCTGAATGTGGCCTATGTCGCTACTTGTTTACGAGATGAGTTTCCGTATTTGAGGAAACAGTTCAATAAAACGGTCGTGAAGTGGGAGCCTTTGTTTGAGGCAGACGCTAATATGTTGACCTTGATTGGTGATGGTGTTATCAAACTGAATCAAGCGGTGCCTGGCTATATGGATGCTGAAACCATCCGTGACTTGACTGGAATTAAAGGGTCAGACAAGCCTGCTCCAGTCGTGAAGGAGGGAACAGATGGTGGAGGATATCGTTCCGAGCCTGCTCAAGAAAATCAAGTCTGAGTTTGAAGGTGCTAGGCTAGACAGCGAGGTCTTGAAAGACTTGCTGTCTAAACTACAACATAGCAAGGCAAGTTATTTGGACGCTAATCAATATGCTATTGAAATTGGGGAGATACTTTCTAAGGCTCTGGGAGCCTCTCTAACGAACGAAACGCTACCAGACGGTAAAATGTATTACAATATCGCTCAACGTGTGCTGACGGACGTTCTGGGGCGAAATTACGAGCTTGTGAGTGATTATACTGAGCAAGTTCAGAAGAATTTGAACTCTGAGGCTAAAATTGGGTTAACTGCTCAGGTTCCTGAATTGAATCAAGACCGAATTGATGGTCTGGTTAATCGTTTAGCCAGTGAGGAAAGTTTTGATGATGTTCGTTGGCTATTAGAAGAACCTGTTGTGAATTTTACTCAATCAATAATTGATGATAGCATCCAGAAAAATGCGGAGTTTCAACATAAATCTGGATTGCAACCTGAGATTGTAAGAAAATCAGCTTATCACTGTTGTGAATGGTGTCAGGAGGTTCAAGGTACTTACAAATACCCAAGAGTTCCAAAGGATATTTATCGAAGACATCAACGTTGTAGATGCACTGTTGATTATGATCCTAAAAGTGGAAAGGTCCAAAATGTTTGGAGTAAGGCGTGGAGTAAAAGTGATAAAAGTGATAAAATAGAAGCAAGAAAGAACATCGGAATACAATCTGAAGTCAGTCAGGTTAGAAAGCTTGCTCTTCAAATAGGTATAACTTCAAACCCTATAACGAAAAGCCTTAAAAAATTAACCGAAGAAGAAATTATTCAAGCGATTAGTGGTGGAGATAAGACGAAAGGGTCTTGTTCATCCTTAGCATTTGCTTACATAGGAAATAAAGCGGGATATACAGTTCTAGATTTTAGAGGTGGAAAGAGTTGCGTTTTTTTTGGTAGTATTGATAAAATCAATATGATTGGAAGCCTTCCAGGTGTTAAGATGCATGTAGCCAAAAACACAAATGACTTCAAAGCGGTCAAAGAATTGTTGGAAAAGGCAGAAAATGGCAAAGAATACTATTTGGCAACAGGTAGACATGCTGCAATCATTAGGAAAAATGATAATCTAGTTGAATATTTGGAGCTTCAATCAAAATTTGTAAATGGGTTTAAGCCATTTGATGACACTGTTTTGAAAAAAAGATTTAAGGCTAAGAAATCTCATGCTGTAAGGGGACATAAATATGATGTAGATAGCTATCTTATTGATGCAAATTCATTAAAAGACAACCCTGAATTTCATAACATATTGAGTTTCCTTAACACAGCTGAATCTAAACAAATGAAAGGTATTACAGGACATGAAAAGTGATTACGAAGAAGTGAATTGGTCAGAGTATTGTTACAAGGAAAACGATGATGATAAAACTTGGTGGGTTGATACTTCATGGTATGCCAAAGGATTGATGCTTATCACATTTGATAGAAAGAAGTTCTATAACCTTTTTGAAGATTATCCTCAAAACATGACTTCTGAGGAGATTGAAATCTTTGATAAAGAAAATCCATTTTGGGAAGATTTCTTTTCAGATAGAAAATAATATGTTAGAGCACTCGCAAGGGTGCTTTTCTTATGCTTAGAAAGGAGTAACAATGGGAAACACGATTTATTTTTTAGAGAAAAAGTCTAGTCTGGAGCGCGGTGCTTCCGTGAAAGAAATTTTGGAGGAAAATCTTGAGGCTAGTCATGACTACACTTCGGTGTTGGTAGTTTCTTTGGATAAAGATGGTGAGATAAATCTTGGCTATAGCTGGGATAGTAGTTTGCAGGCATTGGGAATGCTAGATGTTGCTAAAAACTATATTTTAAACGTAATCAATTAAATCATCCCAGCGATAGGGTTATCATGCGGTACGATTGAAAGGAGCAGTGGATGGCTAGAAAGAAACTTGGCAATCAGAATCCTACTCAATCGGTAATTTTAAAGTACGTCAAGAAAAATTCTAAGGCGAAAGAAGCGATAGAAATCTACGAGCGGACTGGTCTTTCTTGCTACGCTTGGCAAATCAACTTGTTGACATCCATTATGGCTGTTGATAAGGACGGTTTGTGGGTGCATCAAAAATTTGGCTACTCTATTCCTCGTCGTAATGGGAAGTCCGAACTCTTGTACCTTTTTGAACTTTGGGGCCTGCATAATGGACTAAATATCCTACACACGGCCCACCGAATATCTACCTCTCATTCCTCTTTTGAAAAGGTTAAACGTTACCTTGAAAAAATGGGATATGTGGACGGTGAGCACTTTAGCTCTATACGAGCCAAGGGACAAGAGCGGATTGAACTGTTTGACGGCGGTGGGATTGTACAATTCCGTACCAGAACATCCAATGGTGGTTTAGGGGAAGGTTTTGACCTTCTTGTAATCGATGAGGCTCAGGAATATACGACTGAGCAGGAATCGGCTTTGAAATATACGGTAACGGATAGTAGCAATCCGATCACAATCATGTGTGGGACGCCTCCTACACCTGTTTCAAATGGGACGGTATTCACAAACTACCGTAAGACTTGCCTATTTGGGAAAGGAAAATACTCAGGTTGGGCAGAATGGTCGGTTTCTGAGGAAAAAGAGATTGATGATGTCGAAGCCTGGTATAACTCCAATCCCTCAATGGGTTACCATTTGAATGAGCGGAAGATAGAAGCTGAACTTGGTGATGATAAGCTAGACCATAATGTTCAACGTTTGGGTTATTGGCCTGAATACAACCAGAAATCTGCTATTTCGGAAACGGAATGGAATGAGTTGTGTGTGGACTCTATGCCTGATTTATCAGGTAAGTTGTTTGTCGGAGTTAAATATGGTCAAGATGGCGCAAACGTGGCGTTAAGTATTGCTGTTCGTACGGTAGATGAGAGGATTTTTGTTGAGACGATTGACTGTCAGTCAGTCCGTAACGGGAATGACTGGATCTTGGATTTTGTCAAGCGTGCCGATGTGGCTACTATCGTAGTCGATGGGGCAAGTGGTCAGAAAATCCTTGATGAAGAGTTGAAAAAGGAACGCATGAAGAGCGTGATATTGCCTACGGTTAAAGAAATCATCGTGGCTAACTCTATGTGGGAACAAGGGATTTATCAAAAAACCTTGTGCCATGCTGGTCAACCGTCTTTAAAGAAAATCACAACCAACTGTGAGAAGCGGAACATCGGTTCAAACGGTGGGTTTGGCTATCGCTCGCATTTTGCGGATATGGATATTTCTTTGATGGATAGCGCCTTGCTTGCGCATTGGGCTTGTATGACAACTAAGCCTAAGAAAAAGCAAAAAATCAGTTATTAAGAGGAGCAGTTGAGAGACTGCTTTTTTTGATGCCTAAAAAATTACCGAACTGCCGGGAAAGCAGGAGAAAGGAGACATGAAGATGTCTGAATTTAAAACGATTGAAACACAAGAAGAGCTAGATAACATCGTGAAGGAACGTCTCAGACGTGAGCGTGAAAAATTCGGTGATTATGATGATCTCAAGAAACGTGTTTCAGAACTAGAGTCTGAAAATGGCGCTTTGAAAGCTACTGTCGAGGAAACAAAACAGACAATCGCCAAATCAGACGCTCAAATTACTGAATTGCAGGGGCAAGTGAGCAATTATGAAACTGCTAGCTTACGAACTCGTATCGCTTTACAAAATGGCTTGCCTTATGACTTGGCTGACCGTCTTCAAGGTGCTGACGAAGAGGCGTTAAGGGCTGACGCTGAGCGTCTAGCTGGTTTTATGAGACCAGCAACCCCTCAAGCACCACTAAGAGATACTGAGCCTGCTATCGGTGATGACAAAACTATGCAAATGAAGCAAATGCTTCGAGATTTACAACCAAAAGGAGAATAAAAAATTATGGCAGATAATGCAACGAAAGCTGGAACACTTTTTAAACCAGAACTAGTAAAAGAATTAATCAGCAAAGTACAAGGACGTTCTGTTCTTGCTAAACTCTCATCTCAGACCCCGATTCCATTTAATGGAGTGGAGCAATTTATCTTCAACCTTGAAGGAAATGCTCAAATCGTTGGAGAAGGTGAACAAAAACAAGCTGGTAAAGCTAAAATCACTTCTAAAGTAATCAAACCACTTAAATTTGTTTATCAAGCTCGTATCACAGATGAGTTCAAATACGCTTCAGAAGAAAAACAAATGAACTTCTTGTCAGCATATATGGACGGATTCGCTAAGAAGATTGCAGAAGCCTTTGACCTTGCTGCTCTTCATGGTTTAGAGCCAAAAACAATGACGGATGCTTCTTTCCGTACGACAAACTCATTCGATGGATTGATTACTGGTAACATTGTTAACTATACTGAAGAACATATCGATGATAATATTGATGCTGCAGTTCAAACGATTGTATCGAAAGGTGGCGAAGTAACAGGTATTGCCTTATCACCAACAGCTGGTCAAGCGTTGGCGAAAGTTAAGGTAAACGGAGTTGTTCAATATCCTGAGTTCCGCTTTGGTCAAAATCCTGATTCATTCTACGGTATGAAATCAGATATCAACAAGAACCTTACTGTGACTGGTGGCACTGCTGAAACAGACCACGCTATTGTAGGGGATTTCCAAAACCGCTTTAAATGGGGCTATGCTGAAAATATTCCGATGGAAATCATTGAATACGGTGATCCAGACGGTGCTGGTCGTGACCTTAAAGCCTATAATGAAATCTGTTTGCGTGCGGAAGCCTTTATTGGCTGGGGTATCCTTGATGAAGATGCCTTCGCTCGTGTGAAAGCGTAAGTTTTATGGCTTTATACCGTGATACGAAAACGGGCGTGATTATCTCTGCTGAGAGTGTTCTTGGCGGAGATTGGGTGCCTGTTGAAGATACGGCGCCAAGCGGAGCGGATTTGACCGTAGCGGAATTGAAGTCTAGTTTGGATGAATTGGGCGTTGATTACGATAAGGGTTCAAAAAAATCCGATTTGGTAGCCTTGTACGAGGAAAATAAGAGTTAAGCTATGGGAACTTTTGCAAAGATTGAAGACTTGGAATTGTTATGGCGCTCGTTGAAATTTGATGAGCGTGCAAGGGCTGAGGCTTTGTTGGAAGTTGTATCTAATTCTTTGCGAGTGGAAGCTGAAAAAGTCGGTAAAGACCTTGACGATATGGTAGCTGAGAGCGTGTCATTCGCTAGTGTTGCCAAGTCTGTCACGGTCGATATCGTGGCACGAACCCTCATGACCTCAACAGACCATGAACCAATGACTCAGGTATCTGAAAGTGCCTTGGGTTATTCGTTTAGTGGTTCGTACCTTGTCCCTGGAGGCGGTCTCTTTATCAAAGACACCGAACTTAAAAGGCTTGGTTTGAAGAAAAAACAACGATATGGAGCGATTGAAATTTATGACCTACCTAAAAGGAATCCCTGTCATTTTAATAGACAAGGTGGAAACTGGTAATGACGATTTCGGTCATCCAATCCATCGTGATGTTGAGATTGAGGTTCAAAATGTATTGGTTGTCCCAACTTCATCAGAGGACGTCATCAATCAAATGAATTTGACTGGGAAAAAGGCGGAATATACACTTGGTATTCCTAAAGGAGACACTAACAAGTGGGAGAACCGTGAGGTTAAGTTTTTTGGTCGTAAATGGCGGACGATTGGCATCCCTCAAGAGGGGATTGAGTCAATGATTCCATTATCGTGGAATAGAAAGGTTATGGTTGAAGTTTATGAGTGATATGAAATTTCAATTGAACTCGGCTGGGGTGTCTGCCTTGCTACGTTCTTCCGAAATGCAGGGTATTTTGAGGGAGAAAGGGCAAGGGATTGCTGAAAGAGCTGGTGAGGGGTTTGAATTGACTGTATCGCCAGGGCAAAAGCGTGCCAATGCAAAGATTAGTACGACTGATATCAAGAGCATGGCTAGAAATAAAAAACATAATATTTTACTGAAGGCTATGAGATGATCGAATTAGTTATAAAGAAATTTTTGGACGGACAGTTAGATGTACCGTCTTTTTTTGAACATAAACCGAATATGCCTGAGAGTTATGTCATTTTAGAAAAGACTGGAAGTGGTGGAAGCGACTACGTTCATTCCGCTACATTCGCTTTTCAAAGTTATGCACCATCACTTCAAAAGGCTGCTGAGCTGAATGAGAAAGTCAAGAAAGTAGTTGAGGATCTCATCACGGTCAACGAAGTCAGCGGTGTGCATCACAATAGTGACTACAACTTTACAGACACGGAAACGAAGCAATATCGCTATCAAGCGGTATATGACATTAATTATTTTTAAAAAGGAGGTGTAGTTTTGACGACAGAAGCAAGAAGACAAAATACAGAATCAACAGGAGGAAAGAATATGACGACTGCATCAGCATCAAATGTAACGGCTGCTAAGCCGAAAATTGGAGGGGCAGTTTCTACTGCTCCAGCTGGAACAACTCTTCCAACGAATGCCAAAACAGATTTGGATGCAGCATTTGAAACGCTAGGGTACATTTCAGATGATGGATTGACCAATGCGAACTCGCCAGAAAGCAAAGCAATCAAAGCGTGGGGTGGACAAACAGTCTTGTCTTCTCAAACTGAAAAGAAAGATACCTTCAAATACAAATTAATTGAAGGTCTGAACATTAAAGTCTTGAAAGAAGTCTATGGACCAGATAACGTCTCAGGAACGCTTGAAACAGGTATCACTGTAAAAGCCAACGGTAAAGAGTTGCCAGAACATTGCTTGGTTATTGATACTTTGCTGAAAAATGGCTATGTGAAACGCGTTGTCATTCCTCGTGGTAAGGTTAGCGAAATTGGCGAAATCAGCTATAAAGACGGCGAACCTATCGGCTATGAATTGACGATCACTGCATTACCAGACAACAGTGAAAACACTCACTACGAATACATTCAAGGAGCGTAAAATAAATGGAAGAAATCTTAAAAGGAAAAACAGAGTCAGGGTTTGAGTACAAAATCCCTAAAAAACGATTGAGAAACTTTTATCTCATGCGCGAAGCTTCCAAAATGGAGAAGGGGGATTTTGAAGCTGCTGAAAAATTGCTGAATCTTCTCTTTGGTAAAAAACAAGCGGAAGAGTTTTTATCTCATTTAGATGATGGAGACGACTTCATCGATACTGAGGTACTGTTCGCAGATATCAAGAGTATCTTTGAGTCCAACAAAGACCTAAAAAAATCTTAGTCCTTGCTCAGATGATTGCCTTAGACGAGGATGCTCTTATCTGTGATTTAGCGGAAACCTACCAAATATACGACTATAAACAGCTACCTTTAAATCAGGTGGCTGTTTTTGCGTATGGGTTGCGTGATGATTCGCGGATAAAGCAGATGATGTCTGACCAAATCGTCCCTCTTGAAACGACGTTACTTGCAAGTATCGTAGACAGACTGTCTCTTTCTTTGTGGTTGAAAACAAAAGATGGGCAAAAGGGTGTTAATCGTCCTGCATCAATTGCTGAATTACTTACAAAGAATAACAAAGAAGAGGGAGATGAAAGGGATTATCTCGTCTTTGAATCTGGTGAGGACTTTGAAAACTATCGCAAGGCTTTGCTTGCAAAAACAGGAGGTGAGGATTAGTGGCGACCGAATTAGGAAAAGCCTATGTACAAATCATTCCATCTGCTAAAGGCATTAGTGGCATGATTCAAAAGGAAATGGGTGGTGAAGTTGCCTCAGCTGGCGTTAGCGCAGGCGAATCCCTCGGTTCTAAAATGATGGGGGCTGTTTCAGGAGTTATTGCTGCAGCTGGAATTGGTAAAGCAATCGGAGCATCGATAAACGAAGGGGCAGCACTTCAACAATCTCTTGGAGGGGTTGAAACCTTATTTAAAGACTCAGCTGATAAGGTCAAAGGATTTGCGAACGAGGCTTACAAGACAACAGGTCTCTCAGCCAATGCCTATATGGAAAATGTTACAGGTTTCTCAGCAAGCTTGCTACAATCTCTTGGTGGAGATACAGATAAAGCAGCAGAAACAGCTAACATGGCCATGATTGATATGTCGGATAATGCCAATAAGATGGGGACATCTATGGAAAGTATTCAACTGGCTTATCAAGGTTTTGCCAAGCAAAATTATACGATGCTAGACAACCTTAAATTGGGTTATGGTGGTACGAAGCAAGAAATGCAACGACTTTTGGCGGATGCTGAAAAATTGACAGGTGTTAAATATGACATCAATAATCTATCAGACGTTTATAGCGCCATTCACACTATACAAGAGAATTTGGACATCACTGGTACGACAGCTAGAGAGGCAGCAACTACATTTACAGGTTCATTTGAATCGATGAAATCAGCTGCTCAGAATGTGCTTGGAAAGTTGTCTTTAGGTGAAGATATTCAACCTGCACTACAAGCTTTGATGGAAACGACATCAACATTTCTTTTCGGAAACCTAATTCCAATGATTGGAAATATTCTGAAACAAATTCCTATCCTTATTTTGGGAGGGATAAAGGGTGTTTTCAGTGGAATCTTTGGTGAAGGTCTAGGAAGTATCATGGGTAGTATCGTTACCGCTCTTGGTTCTGCATTTTTAGCGTTTAAAGCATTTTCGACAGTCTCGGGATTGCTATCTGGAATACCTGCTGTCTTAACGACAATTAAAACAGCAGTCACGGGTCTATTTACTGTAATGAGTGCCAATCCTATTGGAATTGCCATCGCAGCGATTGCAGGACTAACTGCAGGTTTGGTTTATTTCTTCACTCAAACTGAAACAGGTAGACAAATCTGGTCATCTTTTGTAGCTTGGATCAAACAGGCTTGGCAGGGGATTGCTGATTTCTTTGTAAACCTTTGGTCTGGCATCTCTGAAGGTGCTAGCACATTGTGGGATGGAGTTGTTACAGCCTGGAATGCTGTTGTAACATTCTTTTCTGACTTGTGGGTAAGGATTCAAGAAGCTGCATCTGTGGCATGGACAGCTATCACAACAGCAGTGATGGCTATTGTTCAACCGTTCATTGATGGATTCATGAATATTTGGAACAATATTTCAGATGGTCTTACCCAAATTTGGGAAGGGATTAAGATGATTTTCCAAGGCGTTTGGGAATTCATCAAGTCTATTTTCTTGGGTGCTATTCTCATCATCATCAACCTTGTGACAGGGAACTTTAACCAGCTGGGGGCTGATCTTTCTCTAATCTGGAAAGGGATTAAAAATAGTATCTCTATGATTTGGGAAGGGATTAAAACATACTTCTCTGGAGTCGTGGATGTTATCGTAGGTTATGGTATTGCTATTTTTGAAAACTTTTCTACCACTCTTAGTACAATTTGGAAAGGGTTGTCTGCTGCAGGTAAAGCTATCTTTGATAGTTTTGCTCAGATATTATCTAACATCTGGAATACAATCAAATCTGTAGCAAGCAGTGCTTGGGAAGGGTTGAAATCAACCGTCTTAGGTCTGATTGACGGACTTGTCCAAGGAGCTAAAAATGCATGGGAAAGCATGAAACAAGGTGTTCGTGACCTTGTAAGTAATGTTACGAGTATCTTTGATGGCATTCGAAACATTGACCTATGGTCAGCAGGTAAGGCTATCCTTGATGGATTCCTAGGCGGTTTGAAGTCTTCTTGGGGAGCAGTAACTGACTTCGTTGGTGGTATTGCTAGCTGGATTCGTGACCACAAAGGTCCGATTGAGTATGACCGCAAGCTCTTGATTCCTGCTGGTAATGCGATTATGCAAGGTTTGGATAGAGGGTTGCAGGACCGTTTCAAAGATGTTAAGAAATCTGTCAGTGGAATGGCTGGCGAAATTTCAAACGCATTTTCAAACGATGATTTTGGCTTGAGTGGAACACCGACTATTGCCAAAAATATTGAAGCAAGTTTGGCCATGCCAAGCGCTCAAATCGAGGCAAAAGACAGTCAAACCGTGTCTGAGATAGCGATTCTGAGAGCAAGTATGGAGAAAATCCTTACTGCTATCCTTGAAAAGCCGTCAGATACTTACCTAGACGCTGATAAAATTTCAATGAGCGTCTACCAACGTCAAGGTGCGATTTATGCTAGGGAGGGAATGTAATGTTTTATATGATTATCAATGGGTTTAATACATCAACTATCCCTCACTGCGTGGTGACGGATTTTGGTCAGGTGGAGGCAGCTAAACCTAGGGTGGTTGAAGATGCTAACCTCTACGGAGCCAACGGAAGTTATCGAGTGCTGGATGGTGGCTATGAGAGTTATGAACGGACTTTTTCGTTCTATATTCCTAAGTTACTGGATGTTTCTACTATCGTGGAGAAATTTCAGCCTAAGGACAATGTGCTAGAGTTTAGCTACCAGTTGGGGTCTGTATTTTATGCGGATTTTATTGGTGCAACCTATAGCCCTCATGGGATGCATGCCTGGAAACTAGAAATCAAGTTGAACATGCAACCGTTCCGTTATCAGAAAAATGTTGCTCCTCTTATCTTTACCGCAAGTGGAAATATCAACAATCCAGGCTCTGTCTATAGCGAGCCTGTGATTGAGATTGAGGGAGACGGTGATATTTCTTTGACTATCGGAAGGACAACTATGCACTTGACCGTTAGACGAAAAGTGACCATTGATTGTAGGCATAAGAAACAGAATATCTATAATGCAGATGGCGCGGTTCAAAATACTTTACGTAAACGTGGAGGCTTCTTTGAGTTGGCAGTTGGTAATAACAGTCTGGTCTTTACTGGTTCGGTTCGCAAGGTCACGGTTCGGCCGAATTGGAGGTATATCTTATGATTTATCTTACTGAAGGCAATACACCTTTAAATGAGGCCTACAATGATGAAATTGTCCATTTGGGGAACAATACCTATCAACTGACCTTTCGTTTTCCTACATCGGATACCAAGTGGGAATTACTGAAAGAGGAAACTTTTCTGACTGCAGATGACCTGCATGGTGAGCAGGATTTTTATATTTTTGAGGTTGAAAAGCAACAAGGATATATTCAAGTCTATGCCAATCAGGTTATCAGTTTGTTAAATAATTACATCGTTAGCTCTATCGAGGTTGACCGTGTCAGTGGGACAAGGGTGTTGAGTGCTTTTGCTGGTAGTATTACCAGAGCCAATCCTTTTTCTTTCTTCTCTGATATTGATGATAGGCATACGCTCAATATCAAGGATAAGAATGCCATGGAGGTCTTGGCCAAAGGCAAGCATTCTATCCTTGGTCAGTGGGGCGGAGATATGGTGCGAAACGGCTACAATTTACGCTTGTTGAAGAATGGCGGTTCTGAAAATGAATCGCTTTTTATGTACAAGAAAAACTTGTCCAGCTACCAGCATAAGACCTCAACGAAGTCTTTAAAAACTCGGATAACCTTTAAAACGACTGTTAAGGGCGAGGGAGAAAATGCGGTTGACCATGATTATATGGTGGTGATTGACAGCCCCTTACTTGGGAACTACAGCCAAATCTACGAAGATGTGGTGGAAGTCAATGACCAAGACGTGACAGATGAGGCTAGCTTGATTGAATACGGTAAGCAGTATTTTCGGACAAGTATGTGCGACATGCTAGAAGATAACCTTGAAATCTCGGTTGTCGGTCAGAGTGATGTTGCGGTGCAGATGTTTGATGTGGTCAGTTTCTACCATGAGTGGTACGGTCTTGATGTTCGTAAGAAAATCACCAAATATACCTATTCGCCAATGGCAAAACTCCTAAAATCAATAGGTTTTGGAACCTTCCAGTCCAGTCTTGCAAATGCGATCGGTGGGATTGTAAATGATGCCGTTTTGAATGAAAGCCGAAATCTGCATCAGATTTTTGAAGAACGTTTGAAAAAGGAAATCGCCAACGCTGACCGTGCCTTTGACGCTGAATTTTCCAAGCGTGAGAAAACCATCACGGATGCCATCGAACTTGCCAAGGCCAAAGCGGAAGAAGTCAAGCAAGAACTGTCTGACACTATCAATCAGCGCTTTAATAGCTTTGACAACGGGCCATTGAAAGAAGCTAAGCGCAAGGCTGAGGAAGCTTTGCGAAATGCTGGCGCAAGTAGTTCTCTTGCTCAGGAATCCAAGCGGATTGGGCTGGATTCTGTTGCTAGACTTGAAGCGTTTAAGTCGCAGACTACGAGCGCACAAACGGCTCTGTCAGGTGACTTGGACGCTCTGAAACGGACTATAGTGAATGATATTCGACCGAAGCAAGCACAGGTTGAAGCTGAGATTGCCAAGCAAGTTGAAGCACTTGTTCAGACCAAAAAAGAACTGTCTGGCGCAAGTACCCTGCTTGCACAGGAAGCTAAGCGGATTGAGCTGGATTCTGTTGCTAGACTTGAAGCGTTTAAGTCGCAGACTACGAGCGCTCAGACGGCTCATTCGTTGCAAGAATGTAAGCGATGACTTCTATATGTATCGTGATGTTCAAAAACGTCCTGTGATCGTAAATGGCCGTCGCCAACTCAAGGATGTTGAAACCGTTTGGGCGTTCAACCAGTGGGGTGGTACAATCGCAACAATCAACGTCGCCGTTCTGTTGAATCATGAATTCTATATCATGAAATTTGATGCAGAGGGCAATCCTGACTGGACGGATCCAACGGGAGAACCTAAAGAATAGGAGATGTGTATGCAAATTGAATTTTTCAATTTTCTAAGAAGTGTCGTACAGACTGAAGATGGTTTGGTCTTGTACGCTCTAGCACTGATTGTCTCAATGGAAATCATTGATTTTGTGACAGGGACGATTGCGGCGATTATCAATCCTGACATCGAGTACAAAAGCAAAATCGGCATTAACGGGCTCCTTCGTAAGATTTCAGGGGTTCTCTTACTGATGATCCTCATTCCGGCGTCCGTTTTGTTGCCTGAAAAGACAGGTTTTGTATTCTTGCACTCAATCTATCTCGGGTACATCGCATTTACTTTTCAATCTCTCATTGAAAATTACCGCAAATTAAAAGGAAATGTTACTCTTTTTCAGCCGATTGTAAAAGTATTTCAGCGATTACTTGAAAAAGATGATGACACGAAAAAAGGAGAATAACAAATGCAGCAAATTACTGAAATCATTACTAATGGAGCAATCAGCATCCTTGTTATTTTGGCTGGTATCGCAGTCAAGGCAGTCAAGGACTACCTGGTTCAAAAAGGTGGAGAAAAGACCATCAAAATCGTTGAAATCTTGGCCAAAAATGCAGTAAATGCCGTGGAGCAGGTTACCTCAGAGACTGGCTTTAAAGGCGATGAAAAGCTGGAGCAGGCTCGTGCTAAAGTCCGTGCTGAGCTTACAAAATACAATATTAGCATGACTGACAAAGACTTAGACACCTTCGTAGAGTCAGCAGTGAAGCAGATGAATGACGCATGGAAAGGACGATAGGGAATGGATATCGATAGAAACAGACTACGTACAGGCTTGCCCCAGGTTGGGGTGCAGCCTTATCGACAAGTACACGCCCACTCAACAGGCAACCGTAACTCAACAGCTCAAAATGAGGCTGATTACCACTATAGAAAGGACCCTGAACTAGGGTTCTTTTCACATGTTGTCGGAAACGGCCGTGTCATGCAAGTAGGTCCTGTGAACAACGGAAGTTGGGATGTTGGGGGCGGTTGGAATACTGAGAGTTACGCAGCGGTTGAACTGATTGAAAGCCATTCAACTAAAGAAGAGTTCATGACGGACTACCGCCTCTATATCGAATTGCTACGCAATCTAGCGGACGAAGCAGGCTTGCCGAAGACTCTTGATACAGACGACTTGGCAGGTATCAAGACGCATGAATACTGTACCAATAACCAACCAAACAACCACTCAGACCACGTTGACCCTTATCCATATCTTGCTAAATGGGGCATTAGCCGTGAACAGTTTAAGCAAGACATCGAAAACGGCTTGAGCGCTGCAACAGGCTGGCAGAAAAATGGCACTGGCTACTGGTACGTACACTCAGACGGCTCTTATCCAAAAGATAAGTTTGAGAAAATCAACGGTACCTGGTATTATTTCGATGGCTCAGGCTATATGCTTTCAGACCGCTGGAAGAAGCACACAGACGGTAATTGGTACTACTTTGACCAATCAGGCGAAATGGCTACAGGCTGGAAGAAAATCGCTGAGAAGTGGTACTATTTTGATGTAGAAGGTGCCATGAAGACAGGCTGGGTCAAGTACAAGGACACTTGGTACTACTTAGACGCTAAAGAAGGTGCTATGGTATCAAATGCCTTTATCCAGTCAGCGGACGGAACAGGTTGGTACTACCTCAAACCAGACGGAACACTGGCAGATAAGCCAGACTTCACAGTAGAGCCAGATGGCTTGATTACAGTTAAATAAATAGAAAGGAAACTTTCTAAATTGTTCTTTCACCGCAGGCTCAGGCTTGCGGTTTTTTTGTTTGTCTGAATCAAGAAAACGTCTAACCAACCGACACCAATGTCGGTAGCAAAATAAATGGTTTGCCTAAAAAATTAGAGTTAAGTTCTATTTTTCAAAAACACGCATTTTGAACGATTAGAAACAGAAATCTAAATCCTATTGTTCAAAAAAACGTTTACATGAAAAATAGGGAGGTGTTTTGTTACAAATAAAAACAGTGATCGAAATCACTGCTTATCAGTTGTAGCAAATTCATAAAGTTTTTCTGCTGTGAGAAGTGCCATTTTGTCCATGCTTGTTTTTCCTTTTCTGAGGTCAGAAACAGTAGTCCATGGAACTCCAGCACCTTGGGAAATAGCAGATGTAGACATCGAACTGTCTAACAATTCTTGAATAACTTCTCTCATCTTATTTGTCCTTTTTATTTTTTAGATAAATATATACATTGATTGCAATTATAAAAATAGCTATTGCACTAACCATTGCATTTCCTCTTTCCATTTGATAAAATAGAGGTGTAAGGGGCTTTCGCCCCAACCTCTTAGCGTTTACCTTTTTCTTTGACGGGATTTCGGTTTACGCTTTTTGTTTTGCCTTGCGACCGTTATTGCGGTCACTAGACTTGCGATAGCAGTTACCGTTTCAGGAATATTGTCTATTGCCTTTTCAAGTAACCTGAGCCAATCTTCTTTGTTCAACTTCATCACCCCCTTTCCTTATCTTGATTATATTATATCACGGTACACCGAGAAAGTCAAGCGTTTTGATGAAGTTTTTTTAATTTTTTCAAAAAAAAATAGACCTTGTCCAGAGGTCGGGGAGTTGGAGGGGGCACCCTCCAAAAGCATTGATTTAATAAGGTTTTATTTTACCTTTTTCATAATAATCTCCCTTCATTCGTTGCAAGAATGTAAGCGATGACTTCTATATGTATCGTGATGTTCAAAAACGTCCTGTGATCGTAAATGGCCGTCGCCAATTAAAGGATGTTGAAACCGTTTGGGCGTTCAACCAGTGGGGTGGTACAATCGCAACAATCAACGTAGCCGTTCTGTTGAATCATGAATTCTATATCATGAAATTTGATGCAGAGGGCAATCCTGACTGGACGGATCCAACGGTAAAACCTAAAGAATAGGAGGTGTGTATGCCAATTGAAGAAGCTGAAAAAATCGCTCAAAGTCAGGTAGCTTGGGCGATTTTGTTTATCTTGCTTTTCTTTATTATCATTCGATATCTTATCAAGACTTCGGACAAGCGAGAGAAGAAGATTATGGATTTGCACGAGCAATCAAAGGCCGACTCTAATAGACGAGAAGAGCGTTTGATGACTCACCTAGAAAAGACCACTACAGAATTAACCACAATCACTCACGCGGTCGGAGACATTCAAAAAGAAATGGTTCGCATGAACGACCGCATGGAAGAAATCGAAAAAGGAGAATAACAAATGCAACAAATTACTGAAATCATTACTAATGGAGCAATCAGCATCCTAGTCGTTTTGGCAGGGGTTGTAGTTAGGGCAGTCAAGGACTACCTGGTTCAAAAAGGTGGAGAAAAGACCATCAAGATTGTTGAAATCTTGGCCAAAAATGCAGTAAATGCCGTGGAGCAGGTAGCTGCTGAAACTGGCTACAAGGGAGATGAAAAACTGGCACAGGCTCGCGCTAAAATTCGTGCTGAGCTTACAAAATACAATATTAGCATGACTGACAAAGACTTAGACACCTTCGTAGAGTCAGCAGTGAAACAGATGAACGACGCTTGGAAAGGACAAGAGTAATGGATATCGATACAAGCAGACTACGAACAGGCTTGCCCCAGGTTGGGGTGCAGCCTTATCGACAAGTACATGCCCACTCAACAGGCAACCGTAACTCAACCGCTCAAAATGAAGCGGATTATCACTGGCGGAAAGACCCAGAATTAGGTTTTTTCTCGCACGTTGTTGGGAACGGTCGCATCATGCAAGTAGGTCCTGTGAACAACGGAAGTTGGGATGTTGGGGGCGGTTGGAATGCTGAGAGTTATGCAGCGGTTGAACTGATTGAAAGCCATTCAACTAAGGAAGAGTTTATGGCTGACTATCGCCTCTATATCGAATTGCTACGCAATCTAGCGGACGAAGCAGGCTTGCCGAAGACTCTTGATACAGACGACTTGGCAGGTATCAAGACGCATGAATACTGTACCAATAACCAACCAAACAACCACTCAGACCATGTGGATCCATATCCATATCTTGCAAGTTGGGGCATTAGCCGTGAACAGTTTAAGCAAGACATCGAAAACGGCTTGAGCGCTGCAACAGGCTGGCAGAAAAATGGCACTGGCTACTGGTACGTACACTCAGACGGCTCTTATCCAAAAGATAAGTTTGAGAAAATCAACGGTACCTGGTATTATTTCGATGGCTCAGGCTATATGCTTTCAGACCGCTGGAAGAAGCACACAGACGGTAATTGGTACTACTTTGACCAATCAGGCGAAATGGCTACAGGCTGGAAGAAAATCGCTGAGAAGTGGTACTATTTTGATGTAGAAGGTGCCATGAAGACAGGCTGGGTCAAGTACAAGGACACCTGGTACTACTTAGACGCTAAAGAAGGCGCCATGGTATCAAATGCCTTTATCCAGTCAGCGGACGGAACAGGCTGGTACTACCTCAAACCAGACGGTAGCATGGCAGACAAGCCAGAGTTCACAGTAGAGCCAGATGGCTTGATTACAGTTAAATAAATAGAAAGGAAACTTTCTAAATTGTTCTTTCACCGCAGGCTCAGGCTTGCGGTTTTTTTGTTTGCTCAAAAGGGGCAAAAAAGGGGCAAAAGTGTCGTAAATCTCTGTAAAATGATGTAAAAACATTTATTTAAAAGCTCAAAATATAGCTGTTTTAAAAGGTATTGTAAGATATAGTAAAACGATGTAAAGGTATTTTTAAATGCGGATGAATTATAAAACCACGAATCCTATGTGACTCGTGGTTCTTTTTTATAAACTGGTAGAGTGTTTTGGTTGTACTTTTTGTTCAGGGTCAATGTAGTTGATAGCGTTGTTGACAGCAGTTGGAGCTTCTCCGAGGCCTGTCGCAATCAGATCAATTTTTCCGTCATAGTAGCAGCAGTCACCGATAGCATAGATACCTGCTTGGCTGGATTCCTGTTTGCTGTTGACGATAATCTTGTGACGGTTGAGGTCGAGCCCCCAGTTTTTAAGGTTACCGACAGAAGATTTGAAACCATAGTTGACAAAGAGGTGGTCTAGGTCAATGGTTTCAGTTTCATCAGATTTGACTTTTGTGATTTCAAGTTTATCAAGTGTTTTTCCATTTCCAAGGAGTTGGCTAGGGGCGAATGGTGTCTTGATGGTTACAGATGATTCTTGCAAGGCTTGAACACTGTGTTCCAAGGCACGGAAATTATCTCTGCGGTGAACAAGGGTAGTTGGTGCGATTTTTTCAAAAGCCAAAGCCCAATCCACAGCCGAGTCTCCCCCACCAAGAATCGTCACTTTCTTACCAGCGTATTGCTGAATGTTAGAAACGTGGTAGTGGATATTTTCATAGCCCTCAACACTTTCAAGTTCCAGCGGACGTGGTTTGAAGGCACCGCCACCCATAGCGATGATAACTGTTTTAGTCAGGTGACTTCCTTTAGAAGTTGTGATGGCAAATTCTTCTTCTTGTTTGTCAATCTCAAGAACCGTTTCATTGAGATGAATAGGGGTATCAAATCCATTTAGCTGTTCAATCAAGCGGTTAGTCAACTCTTCTCCAGTCAGGTTTGGGAAGCCTGGTACGTCTAGGATTTCCTTTTCAGGGTAGAGAATAGCAGGTTGTCCACCTAGCTGGGGAAGAGAGTCGATGATTTGAACCTTGGCTTGGCGTAGGTGGGCATAAAAGGCTGCAAAAAGCCCGACAGGACCACCACCCACAATGGTAATATCATAGAGTTGAGACAT